CCTGTTTGTTTGTCTTTGTATGATGGTTTGGTCTGGTTCTTTGTTTTCCTCTATATAGTGCAATAAGGTTTGAGCTTGTTCTTTTTGTTGAATAAGTAAGTCTGATTTTCTTTCTTCTAGAAATTTGTTCATTGTTCCCCCTCCTTTTCCACACCGTAACGAACGCCCTTTATATTAAATTGTTCCTCTGACTCGATAAGGCTTTCTGTGTCATCACTATATAGAATAAATGTTTCTTTTTCCTTGTATTGTTTCTTTGCTTGTTCCCGTGTAATTTCTTTCATGCCGTCCCATGTATAGCCCCACTCTTTTAAATTCATTAGTTTTCTTTCCTTTCTAGTATAAGTTTGCTTGTTTTGAAAAAGTCTACTTTTGTTATAGCTAGATTACAGTTAGAAAGCGGGTTTTTTGTTTGTGTCTTTGTCATTATGCCCGTTTCTACGTCTACAAGATACGAGCTTGCCCCGATGGTATCCGCAAACATGAAAACACTTGTCAATTCTTTAGGCGTTTCTTTTGTGTAGTTTACTATATAAGTTAGTTCCACAAGTTCCCCCGCTTCTAATTGATAGGTGTTAAGTTCCTCCCTAGTTAAAAATTTAAATTCTTTTTTAGGTTCGATAATTTCGATTTGCATTTTTATCATTCCTCACTAGTATTATATTATCTTTATTGTTTATTGTCAATAGAAAAGTTTAAAATTTTTATTTTAGAAAGAGAGGTTTCCCCCTCTTTCTTTTGTTATGCCTGTACCCGATTAAATTCATTTATAACAGCGGTCTCCCCTTGTTCGTCTAGATAGATTTCTTGTCTTTCCCCGTCTTTGTTAGTGAATAACCAAAAACCACCGTTCACGGGTTTAAAACCAAAGTCAAAGTTTTTGAAACCTAATTCAGATAAGAAAGTTGCCACGCTATCACCATCAGAACGGCTTTCCCCGTATACCTCTATTAGTTGCATGTTTTCAAGGTCAACTTTTGCGGTTAGTGTTTCATAGTGGTATAAGCTTACTGTTTTACCGTTGTTTTCTACTCGATAAACTTCTTGTAAGTCTCCTACGCCCCACATGTCCCGTTGTCTTGCTCGTTTGATTGCTACGCCTTTCTTTTCTGCTCTTTTCATTAGTGTAATAACTGTTCCAACTTTTTTACTCATTTTTAGTTCCCTCTTTCTTTCATTTATCTTACATGTTTATTATAGCTTGTTTATTGTTTAATGTCAATAACTTTTTTTAAATTTTTTTATTCGTGTTTGTTTACGTTTTTGCCTAGTTCGTTCCCTAGTTGGTTCTTTACACTTCTAACATATAACTCTAATGAACACGCAAGGTTAGAAAGCTCGTTCATTTCTTTTGTTAGTTCTTCCAATTGTTTGGCTACGTGTTCCGGTGTAGCTCCTTTTCTTACGTGGTTTTTTAAGTTGTTAAGTTCTTGTTTGTGTAATACTGACAACCGTTTTATATCGTTTATTGGATAAAAGCTTCTTTCTAGTTGCTGATGCAAGTATTCTTTATCTAACATTCTTATGCTCCCTTTCTATGTCTTTATATTATCAGGTTTATTTCTTTTTGTCAATAGATAAACATAAAAATTTTTAACTTTTTTTATGTAAGGCGGGAACGTTCCCGCCTTGTTTGTTATGCTTCTTCTAATTCGTCTAGTTCTTTCTTTGCTAGCTCTTCCACCGCAAACCATGCCAATAAATTTTGATTGTTTGTGTCTGCTAACGGGTCTAAGTCGTCCGCTTCGTCTTCTAGTAAGTCTTCCCAATCGTTCCACTTGTCACCGAATAGCCCTTTTTCGTCTAGCCCCGTTTCTTCTTTTAATTCGTGTAACATTGCAAGAATTTCGTCACGGTGTTCATTAAAAAATTGAGTTGTTTCGTGGTAGTAAATCAAACCGCTAACCATTCCGCTAATTGCCCCGTGTTGTGTTAAGTCCTGTAAGTATGTTTTGCGTTCTTCTGGTTCGTTTAAGTTGCTTTCAATAATTTCGTTATATGCTTCTTTTAAAGTTGTCATTTTTAGTTCCCTCTTTCTTTTATCTTACATGTTTATTATATAGTGTTTATTGTCTTTTGTCAATAGAAAAGTCTAAATTTTTTATTCTACAATTGAGTATTCTATTTCACTACACAACGTTAAAAATATATCGTTATAAGTAGCCTGTAAAGCTTCTTTATAGCTTTTATAGTAAAGTTCCCAATCTTCCTCTACCTCATTTTCTGCTAGTTCCCACGCCTTAATAGAAAGCATGTTTTCTTTTTCTTTTCTTGCCTCTTCTATAGTACCATCTAAAAACTCGGTTTCCTTGTGATAGGTATTATAAACTTTAACCGTCATTTTTTTTACTACCTCCTTTCTTACAAGTTTATTGTATCAGGTTTATTTCTTTTTGTCAATAGTTTTGACTAAAATTTTTATACTCTTTTTTTTGAGTTCGTCCGAATAGGTGTTTCCCTTGTTTACATGTATAATATACCATGTATATTTTTCTTTGTCAACTGTTTTATTCTCGTTTTTTAATTCCTTTCAATCGTTTTCGTTCTTCCATGAAATAATACATTTCTTCTTGTGTATAGTTACCGTTGTAAATAAATTCTATAGGCTTCTCGATTGTCTCACGGGCTAGTTTTTCCATTCTAGCCCGTTTCAATGCTTCTAGTTTCTTGTTCGGTTTCATATCGTCACACCGTCCCCCCTTAATCTCTTTCAATGTATACAAGCCCGTTAAGTGTAAACACGTTATAAACTTCTGTATAAGCTCGTATATAGTCCCATTTTGTTAAGTCGGTGTTTTCTTCTATTTCTTGTAACATATCATAAGAATCAGTTTCGTGCAAGTCTGTATAAATAGCTTCTAAAATATTTTCGTCTGTTAGCTCGTAAAATGTGCTTTCTTGTGTAGCGCCGTTATACGTTGCTAATGTGATATTTTGAATATAGCCATTTTTTAGTTTTTCGTTAAAATCGGCTTGCGCTTCTTCTAGTGTTTCATAGTCTTGTTTATAGTCGTTCATGTCTTTATAACGTGTAATGTTTGATAACGCTAGTTGAATGTTAGAATTTTTATTTGTCATTTTTTAGTCCCTCCCTAGAATGTTTCTGCGATTAGTTCCGCTATTACGTCATTAACAGTTAACCAAGTTCGGTCGCTCTCAGGGTGTTTATAGCCCGCAAGCTTTACCGCTTCTTTACTTTTTTCATAAAAATACTTACTTGTTACGCCGTTATATCTTAATTCTGAAATTGGTCGGTTTGCTAACCATGAATTTTTTACTTCTGCTTTAAAACCTGCAAAATCAACATTTTCTCTTAAATAGTTTTTTACCTTTGCTTTTTTACTCATTTTTATCAATTCCCTTCTTATTTATCTTACATGTTTATTATATAGTGTTTATTGTTTATTGTCAATAGTTTTGATTAAAAAAATCTAAATTATTTTAAAGTCTGTAAAATCTGCAATGTTACCATGCCACAATCTAACAACCGTTACAACAGCTTTATAATCTTTTGCGGGTCTTCCTTTTCCCTCTTTAAATTTATGAATTTTAATTGTTGCGGTGTTCCTCTCAATTTTTTCAACTTTTGCATAATGGTTAAAATGCTTTTTGCTGATAAGGTCTGCAAGTTGTTCCCCCGCTTTCTTTGTGAATCCGTAAACCTTACGAGGTGCTTTTTGTACTTTCATGTTTTCCCCTCCTTTTCTATACTCTTATATTATCATCTATATTGTTTAATGTCAATAGATAAACATAAAAATTTTTAATTTTTTTTATGTAAGGCGGGAACGTGTCCCGCCGTTTTATATGTTAGTCTTTCATGTCAAGCAATTCTTGTAAGCTGTACTCTTTATTTACTGAACGGTTAACACTTCCATTCTGTAATAATCGCAAAGCCTCATAAGAGAAAGCCCCATTATTAAATACTTGATACCCTAGTCCCTCATAATAAGCTTTTTCCTCGTTTAAGTCTCTTTTTCGTTTGCATTCCGTGTTGTTTCTTGTATACATGTCGCTTTTTGTTGCTCGTGTGTTACCTGTTACAATAATTTTTAAATCGTGGTCAATGAAAATGAAGTCTGAACCGCCGTAAATGCTACCGCTCCAATAGTAACGGTTAATATCGTGTAATTTTGGTTTTACTTCCTCAATTTCAAACCCGCTTTCTTTTGCTAGTTGTTTCAAGCCCTCTAATGTATATTTTTTTGTGTTTTCCATTTTTATCACTCTCTTTCTTATTTATCTTACATGTTAACTATAACATGCTTATTGTTTATTGTCAATAGTTTTGATTAAAAAATTTATTTATTTCTTACTGTATAATCTAAGTCATCGAAAATCATAAAAGCAAAAATGAATAAAGTCAAACCGATAATAAGTGACACTGTGAACGAAAATACCGCCGTAACAACTGAACCAAGTAAAAACATAACAGCGAATGAAGCCAACTTTTTATAAAAATCTCTTTTCTTGTATAATTTCTTTTGCATGTTTCTTTTTCCTCCTTGTTTTACCTTACATATTTATTATATAATGTTTATTTCTTTTTGTCAATAGTTTTGTATAAGTTTTTTATTTAAATTTTTAAGCTCGTTTATTGCCTTGTTTCTTGTCTGTAAAATCTCTTTTACTTCTTTCTTTTCCCTCCTTGCGATGAAAAAGGCTTTTACTTTGCTTTTCATGTTTTCCCCTCCTTTTCTATACTCTTATATTATCATCTATATTTCTTTTTGTCAATAGATAAACATAAAAATTTTTAATTTTTTTTATGTAAGGCGGGAACGTGTCCCGCCGTTTTATATGTTAGTCTTTTGCGACTGATAACGCAAGCTGTAAAGCTTCTAGGGCGTTTTCTTTTTGTTCATTAGTACCTACAAAATAGTTTTCTATGATTGTACGTGTATAATGTAAGTCAATGTTTACGGTGTCGGGATTGATTGTTTTCATTGCTAACTTAATGCCGTCATACATGCCAACAAGTTCGCTGTGAGTTTCGTTTTCAGATTTTAAGCCTCTGTTTACCATTTTAATATTTTTTTCAATCTCTTTCAAAAAGTTTACAATAATTTGTTTTTCCATTTTTAGTTCCCTCTTTCTTTTGTCTTATTTATCTTACATGTTTATTATATAGTGTTTATTGTTTAATGTCAATAACTTTTTTTAAATTTTTTTATTTATTTTTTTGTTTCTCCTTTCTTTAACTGTCTATACTATATCATGCCTATTTCTTAATGTCAATAGAAAACACTAAAAAAGATGAAAAACTTTTTTCTTCTATATATAAGAAAAAAAATGGGTTTAAGTGGTGGCATATTGAACGGGCAAAGGTGACGGGTCTGGTTGTCGGATGGTATGCCTCGGGATTTTATAAGCTGTTTGTAGCCCGCTACTTAGAGGATTTTTGTAGCCCGCTACTTAGAGGATTTTTGTAGCCCGCTACTTAGAGTTTTTTTACTGTAGCCCGTTACTTAGAAGATTTTAGCTAACCTGCTACTTAGAAGAAAAAAGCTAGCCTGCTACTTAGGCTAGCCTGTTACTTAGTTATCATATGGTATTGTAAACGTCCCTTGTTCTAATTGAGTAGCAAGTTGTTCAGCAACGATTAGAAGCCCTAAACGAGCCACTAGACCTTGATTATGTGCTTCTAGTATTAATGGGTCATAGTCTTCCCACATCCACCCTAGGCGCTCGTCAGCTACCTTATTGAACGTAGCTCCTGCACGTAGCTCATCTGTGTAATCTCTGAGTATTTCGTTTAGCTCCTCTTTATAATCTTTGTAAATGTCTGCCAGTGAAGCGGGAGTATCTACATATAACAAATCTGCTAGGTTTATGCAACGTTCTCTCCAATTGTCTACTGTCAGCTTGTCAACCTCTTCCTTCCATACGTCTAAGCTTTGTGTGTCTCTCTCATCCTCACTAATTTGGTTATGAATTACGGCTACTAAATACTCTCTAAGTGAATCATATTCTGCTGTACTTAACATTATATCCTGTCTCCTTTCATCCTATCCTATCCTAAGTGAATCTTATCCTATCTTATCCTATCCTAAACGCATCCTATCCTGTTTATCCTATCCTATATCCTAAAAGTTTATCCTAAATGTTTCGCAACGTAAGTATCCAGTGCATCCTGTAATTGTGAAGCTGTCTCTATCAGTTGGTCTTTGTAGCGTTTAAGCTCTTCCATTTGACTGATTGAGCGGACACCCATAGATTTTTCACGAATGACTACATGTCGGTTATCCACATCTAGTTGAATGGAGGCATCCATAAAGAACATATTTTCTTCTGCTTCCTCTGTAGGTTTCAACCAAAATCGTTTAAGCTCTTTTGTAATGGAAGTTACCCCCAGTTCGTAACCCCCAACTACTTTCAGTGTTCTGTCTGTCATAATCATAAACTCCTCCACTATTTTCCGTATTACTTCCGAAGCATTCTCGTTGTAACCCTCTAAATACTTCTGTACCTCATGTGTCAACTTCCTATCCACTGTTACTGGCACAGATGGTACATCTTCTTCTACAATAGGTGTTAACAAGTAATCAAACTTGCCATCTAAAACTTCTTTTAGTAGCCTGTTACTTGTCTCTTTTACTGTTTCCTTGTTTAACTTTGCGATATTACCAATGTATTCTTTTTGTTTCTTTGTGACTATCAAACTTGTATTGTCTACCCGTTTAGCTCCCTCTGGATATTTACGAGGTCTCCCTCTTCTTACTCTGTTTTCTGTGTTCAAGTTGGTTCCCCCTATTCTACTCCAAAGCTTTCTAGTAAACCTGTCCAGTCAATGTCTAAACTATCTGCAAAGTCTGCAAGACCTGTTTCTTCATAGTATTCTACAATTTCGTCTAAGTCCATGTAAACCAAAATTTCTTTGTCTGTCATACCTTTAAAGTATTCAACAGCTTCCGTGTCTCCATCTTCTTTTTTGTCTGCAATCCATTGTTTGAATAGAGCTAATTTTTTCTTATCACTTGTTTCAAGTTCTCCAATAATATGTTCTACAACTGCATCATTGTATTCTCCATCTCTGATAATATCTTCTGCTGTTACGTGTTTATTAAAGTTTAACATTTTCATCTCTCCCTTTCCTTATCTTCATACATAGTATAACTCTTCTATTGTTTATTGTCAATAGATATGTTTAAATTTTAGAGGGAAATATTATCCCTCTATTCTACTTATTGTATCCCACTTAGTTTTTATGTCAATAACAGCTTGCTCCTTCGGTGGGATTGGTGCATGTTCGTACTCGTAGTGGTCTAACAGATGCCAAGAAGCTGTTTCTATTAAAGTTACTAAAGTTTCGTAGTCCTGAGAAGAGAGTAACTTAATTAAACGTCTGTGTTTATTTTCTTGCTTTCCTTTTTCTAGTAACTGTGCATACTGTTTTAAAGCTCGTTTGTATACTTTTTCATAGCTTTCCTTATTTGTGACTGTAATACCTATGTTCTCTGCTAGAGTAATTTGTTCCCGCAATTCATTCATGCTATCAATGTATTCTTTCCAATTGGAACCTACAACTTTATCTTTAAGTACGTAGGGGTCTCGATACTCAGGGTTAGCGTAGTAAACTGTATGCCCTCTTTTACGGTAATTACTTACTTCATCATATGAGATAGAATGACGATATTTTTCTATTATTGCTGTAGGACTATCATTAAAAATAACTGTAGCTGTACCCGATGTTAAGTCTATTTTAACTTCCATTAGTTAACTATCCCCTTTCTGTAAGATTCTTTAACTGCTCCATCATATGTTCCTTCCAGTAGTTTTCTCCCGTAAGATACGTGGGGCTGTACCCCAATGATTAATTCATTCTTAGGTCTAAAGATGACTGGATGTGTTTTCCCCTCTTCTACACATCTATGAATACAATAGTAACGTCCTCTGGTCTCATAAGCAAGCACAGTATCGCATACAGGACACTTTGCATAGTATTTACATAGTAGTCTAGGAAACTCGTTTTTATATACTTTATACTCTGGTGTACTTAGGCTAGGGGATGTCCCTGTTACAAACAAGTCTTTCTCAAAAGTATCGTCTCCATCACTAGAAGGTTTATCTAGTACATACAACGCATAGTGAATAGCTTCATGTCTTAACAGGTCGTTAATTACTGTGTATGCAAGTTCCTTGTGCTCAGTACCTGTGAGTAGAATCGCACTTTTTACTAGCCTGCTACTTACTTCAATATATGGAGGTTTATCCTTGTCTTTCAAATAATATTGAAACCAACCTAATGTTCTAGAAAGCCTAGAGTTAATATACACTGAAATAGGTGGAATGTTTCCGTAAGCCTGTTCAAGAAAATCATTCACATACTCAGTCATTGCCTCTTCCCACTCTTGTTTATCTACCTTACTGATAGCGTAGCTACTTTCTTTTGCAAAGTGATAATAAATTAAATCATCTGTCTTACGTATAACTTCAAAATTTTTAGTTTCTGTTTGCATTTAAACATCTCCCTATATTTATCTTACATGTATATAGTATCCTATTTATTGTTTATTGTCAATAGGTTTATGTAAATAAAATTCTACCGCACATTCCTGTTAAATATACGGTAGAATCAGGACTCTTAAATTATATAAATAGAATCCTGCTATCATTTATCTAAGCTTTCCATCACTTGAATAAGTAACGTATTATATTTGCTAGCTTCTTCAATATCTTCGGTTTCTTCAATCTTCTTTAAGTATACATCAGCTAAACGATTGAATAAGTCTTGTTTACCAATAGCTTCCGGACTCATGGTTTCACTAATAGACTCTACTTTATCCATATGTGGCGTATCTGCGGTCTTTGTATGTTCCTTACGATGAGCACTACGTAGACGACTTTGGATTGTATAGATAGTTCCACGTTTAATACCTGTAATTTCTTGGATGTCTTTTGGTGTAAGTTCTGGATAGTTTTCCATTAAAGAAGTTACCACTTGCGTTTGTGACAAGTCTTTCTTACTACGTTTCATCCCTGCTACAAATTCCTTCGGTGTACGTTCACCATTCTTTACTTTTGATTTTGTTTCTTTTACTTTCGTTGTCATAATAAATCTCCCCCTGTTTTATTTTCTCTACCTCATTCCAATGTAATTTTCAAACTTTTTTTAAGAATCTTACTCAATCTGATAAGGGTCTTTAAGTTAGGTAGCCGTTTACCTGTCTCAATTAAAGAGATAGTTGTTTGATTGAAACCTGCTAACTTACCTAGTTCTCCTTGACTAATACCTAACCCTTCTCGTGCATGAGCGATTCTAGCACCTAATACCATTGCATATTGTGCTTCCTCCTCTGTCATGTCAGAATAGCTCTTTTTTGCTTCTGCCATTTCTTTGTCCTCCTTGTACCATTATAGTAACACCTGTAATTTTCATAGTCAACAATTAAGCTTACTGTTGAATGTCATCTCTAACAATGTAGTCTTGTTCCATTAAATTAACGCTTTTTTGTTTCATACGTGGGAACGTGAACGCACCAACAATAGCCATAAAGACAAATCCACCAAAACCAAAGATAACTGTGCCAAAGATAATGAACCCTGCGATGATAGCATAGTCTATTTTGTTATAACGTGCCATAATCTCCTCGTACTGTTTTCTTGTAATCACTTGTTTTTGTTTTTCCATTGTAAATTCCTCCTTCGTTTTATCTTACAAGCTTATTATAGCCTGTACATTGTTTAATGTCAATAGGTAAGCTCAAATTTTTTAGCTTGTTTTATTTACATGTATATAGTAGCATAGCTGTACAGGTTTGTCAATAAAAAAGAGACATCTATAAAAGATGTCTCTAGCCTGCTACTTAGCGGATTTTTGTAACCCGCTACTTAGGGAATTATCTAAGTAAATCGTTTACTGATTGCTCTTCAAAGGTACTACTTGTATTTGTGACATCCACCCCACCTACAGGTACTTGAATATCTACACGAGTTTTTTTAGTTACAAGTTCTCCCTGCATCCCCATAAAGGCTGAGAAAGAGGAATCTAATTTGTAGTAAGTAACCGTGACTTTCGGTCTACCTTCGAACTCAACGTAATGGATACTAGTGTTACCAAGTGGTGCAGAGTGAGTTCCTTTACCTGTAATTGCAAAGTTAACATAGCTGTCATCCGTGCTACCTATCTTTGCATAAATATTTTCTGGTGAATTATAAACCGTAAGTGGTTCAATATTAAATGTTTTAGTAGTAGTTTCTGTATGTCCAACAGCTAGTGTAATTACGCCTACCATTGCCCAAACACCAAAAACAACTAAATCTAGCACTAGTGGCGCCCAGTAGCTTTTGCGAAGGTACCAACGTGGATTTTTTCTATTGTAATTATATACATAGATAAAGCCAATTACGGGTATAGCAATAAATACACCCAACCAAACATAACTCATTATTTCATTCATATATCTTATCCTCCATCCTATCCTATCCTATCTTAACCTATCCTAAGTTTTATAAAAAATAGTACTGTTCTTAAAAGTACTGAACCAATAACTAGCGTACACACATGGTCTTGTGCTTTAATGTAGGTAACAAACGGACGTACTACTGACCAATTTTCTGTGTATCTACCCACTCGAAGCCATACAATCCATGTATATGCAACAGCAAAAAGCAGTAATGAAACAACAAAAGTAGTAACCGTACTACCATCTACCAAAAAGAAAATGAACATCGGTAGATAAAAAGTAAAATACATGTGTATTGTTGCAAATGTAGATACTCTTGGATTCCTAACAAGTTTCACCCATTCAACTGTATCTGCTACTAAAAAATGTATTCCTATAAGTATAAAGATTAGTCCTAGTAAAGCAAATGTATCTTCTAATATAGTTAATTGTGTCCCGCTTAAGCCTTGTATAAAATTATAAACCGTCTCTTCCAACAAATATTCTCCTTATTAAAGGCAGTGACCATAGTAGCCACTGCCTAAAGTTATTTGGAAGTTAACGTTTGTTTCTACGTGGAATTTGGTACTTGTCTAGTAGATAGAACAAACCGTTTTTGTATAGATTATAATTTGAGTAGATGTAAGCTAATGTTTTACCTTCGATATAATCTCTAAGAACCTGTTCAAGTACTTCCGGGTTTTCTTCTACATGTGCAACCTTTTTAGCTACTTTAGAGCTATCTACTGCGATACCATGTCTACGTAGAATTGAGTAGAACTTCCCTGTACTTATATTATAACATTTTGTGAGTTCTCTTTGAGAGACACCATTTTTATAATCAGTAATCAAGGCTTCTTCGTCTATATCACTAGCTGATTGTGTATCAGCATCTAGTGCTGTTCCACGAATTAAGTCTTTTAGCTCTTTAGCTAGGTCTGTTGTTTCTTCTTCATCCTCTTCGTCTTCTTCGACAACAACAGAAGGTCGTTTCTTAGGGATAAAGTCATTTACATCAACATTTACTACACCAAATGAATTATTCCAATCTGCTAACACAGCAGTCAATGAAAGGGCTAGAGAAAAGGCTAATAAATCTGAGTATTCTTCAGCATCCTCTAAGGCTTCGATTTCACGTTCGATTAAACAGGTAACTGTACTCAACACAAATTGTGTTTCTGGGTTTGTACCCCGTTTATTCGCAACAGAACATTCAATGCCCTCAACAACTGCATGTGCATAGTCCGTAATACCTACACCAAGTGTTTTGTAAAGCTCGTACGCATCTCCTAAAACACTAATAGATTCAACATAAAAAGTATGTTTGTCTCCTTTAAGAGTAGCTAATGATTCAAGTAAGCCTTTCTTAGTGTAGTCAAGCTCTGTGTTATCTAGTGCTCTTCGTAACGTTGAAATTGCTAATTGAACATTTCCCATAGCTACTGAATCTAACTCGTTTAATGCTAGTTCACCAGTAACCTTATCATACATGGTTAAAGCATCTTCTACCTTTTTACGGAGTTCTTGAAGCTCGTATATTTCATCTGCAAAGTATTCCTCAAACTCTGCTTTTGCATCATCTGAAAGTTCTACAGGTTCTTCTTTTTCTTTAGGTTCCTTCGATAGTAAATATCCAAGGAGGTCATCCATGTCTACCATAGGTGTTTCGAAAGGTACCTCATTGTCTTCTTTGTCTTCTTCCTCTTCTTCATCTTCGTCTTCTGAAAAAATATCTATCAACTCATTAAGTAGTTCTTCCAAAGCTTCTTTAAACTCAGCCTTCTCAGGGTCTTCTTGGGTTTCACGTACGTCATCTAGTGTCATAGAGTTTAAAGCTTGGGATAACTCAACAAGGTCTTCCTCATTGTTAGCTAACATAGTTCCACCTAATGCTTCTTCTTTTACCCAGTGAACCGCTTTTGTTTCCATAACTTGAATATATCCAGAAGCATTGTGCATATCAGCAGAATTTTCCATTAAGATAGAGCATACAAGTCTAGCATACACCTGAGCAATAGCTTCTGCAAAGAGAAATAGATTTGAAGCAAGCTCTTTGATATAAGCTTCTCTTGATTCTCTGAGTTCTAATTCTGTTCTACGGTAAGGTAATGTTGCAACAGAAATAATAAATTGTTCAATACGGATAACAGCACCAACGAAACCACTAACAAGGTAATCATGACACTCAATAGGATTTTCTTCCGCATCTTCAATCAATAACCCTTCAAGAGTTTTCTTCACTTCTGAACAAGTCTCAACAATTAAATTAGACGGTACATTTGGGAACATGTCTAAAGTTGCTAATTCAAATTCATCTAGCATTTTGTTTAGATTATCTTTGCTAAATACAAAGCTCTCCCAGATTTTTTGTTTAAGTTCATCTGATTGGTTAATCATCACACGGTCTAATTCTTCAATATCCTTATTCAAAGATTCGAAGTAACGGTCAATTGCAGGCTCAATATACTGTAAGATATAGTGAGCATCTTTCAATGTAGACGTGTTAATTCCTAAAGTTCGCATTCCGTCTTCATCACTAAAGACACCACTTTGTTGCAAGATTTTTAAAGCACTGATAATTCCTACTTCCTCAGAAGGAAACTCAATTGTTTCTTCTTTTGGTTTACCTGTTTTCATTTCTAAGCCTGCATACATTTCTTCAAAGTCAGCTTGGTCAACGTACTGGAACTTACGGATGTCATTGTTGTAGAACTTTACATAACGAGTGATTCCTGCTGTAGCAGAAGAATCCTCAATTTGAAGTTTAGCAATATTATCTAGTCCTTCAATAAAAGTAAGTGTTACCTTGTCTTTGTTTTGACGTGCTTTGTTCAACACATCAAAAATGTCTTCGAATGGTTTCATTTGTACATCTCTCCTTGATTTGTTTTATTGTACATAAATATGTTAACATCTTGTACTAGTACTGTCAACTACTTATTTTCCATATTCTATTTCCCCTTCTACCAAATTTTCCAGTGTATAGAATACGTCATGAACCAATTGAATTGAGTCCAAGTTATACTCATGTTTACTCAATAACTCCCGCACTTGTCCACAAGAATCATTTTCCCAAGCATGAAACCTGTCGTATGTCATTGCATCATATTCTTTACATAAGACATCTTCTGGTAGTTTTGCAAGCAACTCTTCTAATTCTTTAGCTTTTCTTTCTTTTTCCTTAATTTCCTCTCTAATTTCCTCTAAAGTATAAGTCTTTTCTTCTTTCATATGAATCTCTCCTTATTAATTTATACCATAAGTATATCATGCTTACTGTTTATTGTCAATACTTTAATTACAAAAAAAAGACAGGCTTACAACCTGTCTGATGTAAGCTCTGTCTCTGCGTAAATTTCTTGGTCTCTACTTAATTTGTAATGCCAATTGCCCTCATCGTCTTTGTACAATCCAATAACGATAGCGGAATCTCGAGTGCTATCCATCTTACTGGTGTAATAAACTGTTGTTCCAATCAGGAACTTAGGTGCTTTATTAGCCGTTTCAGCATCATACACGTAACACGGATACGTACTTAGTGCATTAACAGATATATCAAATATCTGCCAGTATTCTTCTCTCCAATGTCCATCAGCAGGAACAACATCATAACTGATTTGAGTAACAGGTACGACTCCTTCGGTATAAAGACGTATCAATACATCTAAATTCCGACTTTGTTCTAGTCCTTTGACTAGCAATACTTTTTTGTCTAGTAGCGCTTGGAGTGCTTCTTGTAAAGTCAGCCCTCTATAGTCTACTTCCACTAGATTTTCTGCCATTTGAATAGCCCCCTTAGATAATGTTCATGCCCGCTTGTTCGAGTGCGCTAGTGATACGTGCATCTTCTGCTGTTAGGTCTAAGTTTTCATAGAACTCTGCTTCTGCTTCTTCAATTGCTTGGTAAACTTCTTCGTGTTGTTCCTCTGGGATAAAACGTAAGATAACTTCGGTCATTGCTTGTTCTTTAGCAGACTGACGTAATCTTAGTTCACGCAATCCCACTAGACTTAACCCTTGCAGTTGATTACCCGTAACCTTTGCTTTAACCTCGATAGCTTTCATGGCAAGAGGTGCTTCTACATAATCGACTTCTTTCAAGCTAGCAAAGCCTTTTTGAATGATAGTGTCTAACACTTCAACGTCATTATAAATTTGTTCTACTGCGTTAAATGTTTGGTCATAAGACGTGTTCGTGTTTGGTAGAGTTTCAACCTCTTTTCCCTTTAGGTCTATAACTTTACCAGATTTTCGTCTTTTGTCAAGTAGAGATTCAAGGTCTACACCCTGTTCGATTGCCTCTCTGCGTTTTTCTTTATAACGAGATAATGCGGGTTTACTGATTTCAAAGTCAAATTTCTCTTTACAAAAAGCAATAATAAAATCATAAGGTTTACCCTCGTCTAGGGCTTCATCAACCTTGGATACCAATAATTTATTATGATATAAGTTCAGCAATACTGAGCTGTTATTTAAGTCTTTTTTAGCCATTTCAAATACAAACTCCTTCAACATGTCTATATTCTAAGAACACGGATAAAGCCCGCCCTTCTTAGGTTCTACTGTTAATATAGCACACATAACTGTTAAATTTCAGATACAAATGAAACGCAAGAAAACCCCACATAACTGTAGGGTTTTTTGTGTTTTTTCTGCGAATTATATATGAAACATTTGTAGGTGGAAAATTGTTATTTGAAATGAATCGTTTTAGCTAACTTAAGAAAATGAACTAACTAGTAGTATTTTTTCATTTTAAAATAGCCTATTTTCTCTCTACATTTCCTGATTTTTTACACCATTTCTCTAAGAACTCATTCTCCGCAGTCGTTAATGCTCGATTAGAGTGACCACGAGCTTGTACAATTCTATAGCATTCTCGGCTAGGGCTGTACTTAATCTCTACTGTAACCAGACTATCATCTGGACAAGCTTTAGTACGTAAGAACATAATCGTAGTTTCTCCTAGAGCTACTGAACGAGCATAACTGAATACACAGTGACTTAGACTAGAGCCTTCTTTGGCAAGGTCATCTATACTCTCAGGTGCACGCATAATATACTTGCTACCACGAACTTTAACGTCTTCCCACTCTCGGTAATGTTTGACTTGTTCTGCAAAGTTATCTGCCAGTTCTTTATCCTTAATCATTCTAGTATTCATTTCAGCTACATCATGCACTGTTTTCAGTGATTTAGGGTAATTACCTTTATCTGCAATCTCTAGTTGTCTCATCATACGTAAGTAATCACGGTAAGTTGCGTTATAATACCCGTCAGTAAATCCTTGTTCTACATGTAATTGATAGTACATGTATCTGGCAACACGATTTAATTCCAATCCTAAAGAAAGGGCAATACAAACTGCTGAGTTATTCTGTAGGCTGTTTACACGGGCAGGTACCACTTCCCTGTATAACATATCTTCAAACTCATGGGAAGCTAAATTACTAGCTTTTTTAATTCCATATTCATTATCTAGTTCCACAGCAAAGGTGAACAAATGATATAGTGCACCGCAAGCTCGAATGATTCCCTGTTTATTTCGTTTTAGACATTTCTCGTTGTACTTCTTCCTTTTTTGTACAATAGCTTCGTCTTCTTCGGGTTTAATATACATTCGTAGTTCCCTGTTCCATTCCTCACGAGGTTCCTCTTCAAAACCCACACTTTCAGCTCTTTCTATAGCTCTGTGCATTGAAACATATCTACTGAAACTAATATTTCCTTGACAGATAATTTTAAATAAAGACTTTGGAATATCAAGAACCTTTGCAGGTGCAGTAGCTGTGCAATCTACCCAGTTAGCATTAGGCTCTGGGCTAGCATACCAATTACCACCTTTTTCAAGTTTCCTAGCTTGGTCTCTAGCAAAGTCTTTAGCAAAAGGAATAGGAACCCCACTTTTATAGATTAGTTCAACCACGTTCAATTGCATAAATCTAACAAGAAAACGAGCTACTTGGGGTACTGATTCATTTCCAATACAACTAAACACGTCATACATAGAAGAGTACATCTCGGTGTTACAGCATGAATCTAGTTTTTGAATAACACCTTCTTGACCAGAAAACATGTTCCTGATGTTGTTCTCTGAGAATTTCAAGGGGCTACCATTTTTAAGCAGTCTAGTATACTTATCTCGTAGACTGTATTCTAACTCATATACACGGTTTAGCTCATAGTCATAAGAAGCAGGTTTTATTTCTTCACCTTCATCGTTAGTAATAGCCCGCTCAACTAAGGACTGTTTATATACAACGGCTTGCAAGATAAATCCATAAGTAGTAACTTCTTTGATATATAAGTGACTAGCTAACCAGTTTTTGCCAGACATCACCATAGTTTCTTTAATTGTACCTAACCCAAAGTCATAAACATGCTCACTATTCTTGATTAGTTGTTCAGCTTCAACCAGTTTCTCTGTCATTGGTTTCTTAGGATTGGTTAAGATTTCATCTAATGTTCTTTCTCTTACTGCTGTTGTCATCATTAGTCGTCATAACCTCCCAAGATAATGTTTACAAACTCTTCTGTCCATACTTCTCTTACTACCTTAATTGTATCTTCGGTCGGCTGTAATTTTCGTAAAGTTTCACGAACCACTTCTTTGTTTAAGACCATTTTCTCAATAAGGTTAACAGCACGAGAATGGTACAAACGAGCAATTTCATAGCTAGGATTGTTTCGATGTTCCTTATAAACAGGTGCTTGCATAGGTGAAACAGTCAAACCTTCTCGAATGTCTTCATTGTAGTATAATGCTTGAAGTAGGTCTTGCATGTATTCAACACCAATCGCATACTTGACTGTTCGACCATATTCATCATTTGTGTAACTAATGCTAGCGTTACCTATAGAAGATTTTGCTCTTCCTGAAATTGAATCGTATAGCTTATCTGTGTTCAAATAAACAAAAGACTTACGGTTATCACGTAGTTTTAACATGAAATCTACAAGTTCTTCTGCTCGCAATGATAGGTTGTCGTCTCCAAATTTAGCATAGTAACTCATACTGGAAGGTGCAAACACCATTTGTAATGTTTCTAGTGAGCTTGATAGTAAACGATTTAGGTATTTACGAATATCCATGAAAGACATTTCTACTTCGTAATCATTGTATTCAAACTTAATTTTGCTACGTCCATACTCACGGTTTAACAAATCATAAGCAGACGGCATGTAAACGACTGTAAAATCGTAATCACTTGATTCAATATCGTATCCGGCATATCGGCTTCCTAATTGGAAGACACCTAATACATAGATACGTTCACTTTCTGTTTTGGCATTTTCATTTAAATGTTCTACTGCATAGTTGTAAGCTTGTTTTAAATCCATTATTCTCTCTCCTCATAATGATTTTTTTAAAATGGCAGGTAGTTCCTCGGTAATAAACTCTAAATAGTCCGGTAAAGCTATTTCTACTCCCTCAACATGAATTAGAAAATCTTCGATACCTCCAAGGTTTTCAAAAGAAATTTCGTAGACATCGCAGGCTAAATCATTGTCGTGTCGTATGTGCCCCATAATTGAAATACTAATCTCATCTGAGTCCACAAATACAGTAACATTACCTACACAAGGTATTCCATCAACAACATCAAGCGTACGTTTCAACAAAGATGTATACCACGCTTCTTGGGATGTAATGTTAACAGAGTTTGTGTAAGCTTTGCTTAATAAGCCACTAGTAACGTCAGAACCCTGTACGGTTTGAACAGGTGTCTCTTTTTGTAAGGTATTACATATTAGTTTCATATTAAGCTCTTGAATTAGTAATATTTCTGCTTTTTCATTTGCAGTTAACTCTTCTTTTTGAGACAAATACTCTAAACGCTTATCACACAAATGCGACAACAACCATTCATCAGCTCTATCTAAACTTGATGCTACACTCATTTCTTTCCCTCCTGTACATGTTGTCATTGTAACCTTGTACAACAACTGAACTTATCTTAGCACACAAAAATAAGGGAGTCAATATATAATTTGACTCCCTTACAAAAAAATTTATCCAATTAAAATGCTTACTGTATCCTTCCCTACATGTAACACAAGACGGTAAGCTCCGAAACTAGGAGACTCAATAGACATACCGTCCAAATCTTTTTCATCAAAGGCAATGCCTCCTGTATCTGCTGTAATAGAGACAACAGGGTTTCCTTCTCCTGATTTCATAAAGCTTATATCTACATCATTAAACAAAGGAATAAGTGTAGACACTACTTTATCTGAGAATACAGTAACTGCCCCAACCACCTGTTCAAGTAAGGAACCATTACTAACAAATTGAAGGATTTTGATTGCTTCTGTCTTTGTTAATTTTGTATCCGTATAAGCACCTAACAGGGTTTCTCCATCATACTCTGCTTTACGGAAAAGAACAACAAGAGATTGTTCTACATGTTGTACATCATCTAAGCTGATTCTGTCTAAGACAGTGTACTGAATATGTTTTCTTCCCTTGATAGTTACTTCTTCACAAAATACTTCTGGTTCTGTGAAATAAAAATTGAATGGGATTTCTTGGATATTTGAGAAGGCTGTATCAGGTAGCATAACGTTTGCTTTTAGCCCCGCATACAATGCAGGACGTTCAATAGCTTCATCTAAAAATTCTCCGTAACCAAAGTGCATACACGCATCTTTTAATAGAGATAAGGCATTTCTTTGTGCATCTCCTACTGGTCTAAAGAAAACACAGCCTGCCATTGTCTCTTTCTTCAAATCTATAAGTATATCGTCAATTACAGTTGTAATAGGAATATCTCGTTCTAAAGAATCGTTCGTGTAACGAGCACCTATAAGGATGTATTCCTTATTTGTAATAATATTGTTTAACTTTCTAAGTGTAACTTGTTTCCCCTTACTTAGCATGATTGTCCTCCTAATTTGTTGTTTTTGGCTTCTTTTGTTTTCGGTTTGCTTTACGTTTATCTGATTTCGTTTGTCCCAGAAGGCTACGCTGTCCCTTAGACACCCTTCTCACCACTTTAGGGGCGTAGTTCTTCTCTAGGTATACAAATGTGAGTCCAAGGTCTTTAAACCGTCTCTGTGCCCTTACAGACAGCTTACCGATAGGTTCCTTTCCTCGACAAACATAGTATACACTATCTATAGACGAAAGTGTTTGTTTTTCTGTTTTTTTACGAAGAACAAGCATGTCAATCGGTACACCTGTATATTGAGAAACAAGGTCTTTCCCATATTCAAGTTTTAGTTCAAAGTCCCTCTCTGTTAGTCCCCTATACTCTTTTGTCAGAGCTACATGATAATATCCTCTTGTGGACATTCGTTTTTTATTATGTCCGTTATCTGTGTTACCTAGCCCTGTGTAGTTTCTTCCTGCGGAGTTCTCCCAAGTACCAAAAGGCAGTCCTTGTTTACTCATTGTTATCACTCCTTATTGGTTGCTGTTTAAAGTGTCTTAACTTAATAGCTTTCTCTGGATGCTGTCTATTATGAATGAACACGTCACAGAAGACCCTAGTAGCCTCCTCAGCACCCCCTACACGATTTATAAGGTTTCTTATCAAGTCTGGCTTTCGCATCGTCCTACCGGTCGCAGACTTCGTATAAAGACCACTCACACCTCCGCTACGGTTAGCTGTGTGCATAAATTTGGTTCCTGTAGCAGTCTCTACTCGAATACCGTAATGTCTGAACGTACCTAACATCTTTAGAATTTCTTCTTTCCAAAGAATGTCTAGCATATGATAAGCACTCTTACTTGGTGAAGGGGTTGCTTCTTTGTATATTCCTAACATAGCTTCACCCATGAACTCCGTATAAGCTAAAATACCAACATGTCTATGATTGTATCTATTTAGAATCTGTTCCACTTTTGGTACATGTGTATCATGACAAAGAACATAAACAAAATCACAGACTTTTTCATAGTCTTTAAGTTGCTTATTCAAACGTTTTGTTGAGTCACGTTCTGTCTTGATTTCAATACCAATAACGCCTCGTTTTTCTGTAAAGATTAAACAATCACAAATAGTATTCCCTCTCATAACTGCTTTCTCAAATACAATAGCACTTTCCCCGATGTCTCCAAAAATACGTTTTTTGTTCAAGATTAACTCTTGTATGTCTGCCTCATAGAAACGGTTATCGGTCATTGATTAACTTCACTCTTAAATTGTGGTTTAGTTCCTCCCAGATTAAACCATAGTTGTTTGTCTGCTACATAGTCTTGAATCAATTGTCCTGCATTGACATAAGCTTTATCCCACTTAATAGAGTTTAAGCAAATAAAGACTCCTGTGTTCTTTCCATACTCAATGCTAGGATGACCGTCTTTCATAACAAATTTATCTGGTTCCCGTTCATAAAATCCTAGTCCATGTTCCTGTGTAAAAGTATCTACTCCCATGACAACAGGCGCTAAAAAAACAGGGGGTTTAGTTGTGATTACCCGTTTTGGTTTTAAGCTCTTTTCATGAACCTTTTGAGCAACCTTACCTAAAAATGTGGTGCCTTTAAACGATGGTTGCGTAATATTCTCTGTGTACGCCTTCTGAACAACTACATGGTCTCCGCTTCCCTCCTGTACTGCACTAAAAACAGAAACAACGCTTGTACCATAGGATTCTTCTGCTAGCTCAACAATATATACAGGTTTCTCTTCTACCTTACTGATTAGACTATCTCTTGATTTAACTTTCATTGTTAATGTGCCTCTACGAATTAAGGCAGGTTTGCTTTTTACATCTAATAAGGTGCTTTGTCCGTCACCTACTTGGATTTCTGTATATTTCATTCTTTTCACCTCAATACTTAATATAACATAACAAAAAAGAGACTCTAATTAGTCTCTTTTTCGTCCCCTTGTTCCTTAATACGTTTTATGTGCTTGGCTTGCAAGTATTTAATAATCAATACCCGAATACCAACTTCAATGAACCGAGAGATAAATGGAATAATAAGCAAAACTACTATAAAGGCAGTAATACCTCCTACGTTGAACTGTAGGCTCTCTGGTACAATAAAAATAAGCAAGATTGCGAAAAGAGTACGCAATACATATTGAATGAATAAGAACACGTAAGAGCTTCTAGGAAGAGGTTCTCCACCATCTTCAATCATATATCGTTCTTTTCGTTTCGTATTCAAGAATGCTTGTCCAAACTCGAATACATACATGATAGATAATAAAAAGTAAATCGGGTTCATTCTATCACTCTCCTACAAAAAGATTGGCATAAATTGTGGGCTATCCACTTTAGGGTCTAAGACCATAATTAATTGTGCCGGACTTGTTGTTGGTAGATTGTTTTCTGCTGAGTAGTTATTTGCACCCATAGGAGACCCAACGTATACATGGAATCGTGAATAATCTTCTTGAATGATACGTGTTGTATGAATATGTCCCATGATTAAGTATTCAATAACTTCTTCTTTAATATGTTTTGGAATCTTAACGTCTACTTTCTTACCTTCGTTGTCTCCATGTACTACTTTAATTCGTTTACCTGCTACATTGTCTTTGAAGCTGTAAACATCTTTACGGTTGTCAATTAGAGTTACATTTTTGTGTAGAGAACCTAAGTCCTGCATGAAATGCAATTGGTCAACTACTAAGTAAGCAACGTTATCATTATGAATTTTATCATTTTTATTTCCTTGGAATCGGTCGTGGTTACCACCTACCATACCAAATGTTACATCTAGACCCGCTTTAGCTAGGACATTTAGTGTTTCAACTAATACTCGAATCCCTTTAGCAATTTGTTCTGTTGCCGGAAACTCTGCTTCAAACGCTTGGTTTACATTACGCATATTGATATGTTCAATAATGTCTCCAATATGGTAAACATGTACTGTTCGAATGTTTTGTTCTTTCACAATACGGAAAGCTTCTGACAATAGACTGTTTAACCGTTCACGGAAAATGTCGTAATTGTACCCGCCTGTATCAATATTGTTAACAAATGCTCCAATATGCCAGTCAGATAAGCATAGAATCATTTCACGGTCACTTGGCTTGCCTTTTACTCGTAATTCTGGTTCAATATATTTAAGCGTATTAGTATTTTCAAGTTCTTCGGATAAGTGCTCTTTCAAGCCTTCAATTAAGTGGTCTAAGTAAGCACCCTCACGTTGAATCTTGTTGAACTCACGATTACGAGCTAAAACAGCTTGGTTGTCTACCACGAATGGAGATAAAGTCTGGAATGCGGATTTTTTCGTTTTATCTTTAAATGAACGAAGCATGTCCACATTAATTTCTCCTGCAATACTTGACATGTACAATTCCTTTAATAACTTATCAGAATCGAAATGTTCAATTAGTGCTTCTAAGCTTTCTTTGTTCTCTCGGTCTAAACCAAACTCACGAGCATATTTATTATATTTGCTAACGTGTATACGGTTAAAGTCATGTTGCAAAGTTCCTGCAATAATTGCCCCAATTACGTATGGGTTATCTAATTGTTTCATTAGGTCTTCTAGCATTTTATTCTTTTTCAAGTAGCACACTCCCTGTGTATTGTTTTATACCTAACATTATTATAACACACTTACTTGTTATACAATTTGAGCAAGTGTGTTAAGTAATGCGTTGAATGTGGATTGACCTGAATTACCTAAGAAAACAGTTGCAGTAGTAGGTTTTCCTCTACCTCTGTTTACCTTATAGGCAAGTTCTCCCGCATCTATACCTGCTGTTCGAATACTGAACATATCATCACCTTTGGTATGTCGTCCAACAAAGACAGCTACTTTTGTATAGTTGTACGATTGATAAAACTCAATCAGTTTATGGGCTACCTCATTTACATATTCCTCTGCGTAAGTAAAACATACGACTGTACCGTTGATTACCTGTGCAGATGTTCTGCCAAGTGTTCTTTTGGTATAATCGTCTTTTTTCTCCCGCAATGCTTTGACTAAGGTTTTATCCTTATCAAGTATCTCCTCTAAGTCTGTACCTACTCCGTATCTTGCGTATAACTGCTCTCTGTACGTTTCTACAAGAGAAACCCAGTCTAGAATAGTATCTGTTACCTCATAACGATTATACGCATCGGTTGCTTCGATGATACTTTCCATATCACTTAGAAGCAGGTGCCGAATTACATCATTAAATTTCAAGAAGTTCTCTAGTTCTTTAATTATTTTAGGGAAGTTTCCTACAGGGCTTACTAATTCATCTACATATGAATGAAAACTGCCCTCGTTGCTATAGGTATCCCCAAAAGTTGCTAAGTGAAAGAATTGACTAAACGGATTGTTCATTACCTGTAATGCTTCATCCACAGTAGTACGTTGGCTCTCATAAAAAGGGAAGCCTGAAATAATTAGTACATCTGCTTTATTCGCATAATTTTTAATATCAGGTAAGTTAAACTTATCTAAAAACTCACAAGTGTAGTTGTGTTCACTTTTCACAGCTAATTGCTTAAGTAAGTAGTTTAATACATAACCTTGAACATTCTTCTTAGTTATCATTAATAGGTCTGCCATCCTTGGTCACCTCCACTGCAAAATACATGTAATCTGGGTTGATTGCACATATTTCTTTTTCAGTAAAAACTTTTTTATATTTCATACCAAGACGTGTATACATTGGCTCTACCTGACATTTTCTGTTATAACCTTCTGTAAACAGATACCCGTCTTCTCTTTGGACAAGTATTGACCTGTACCAAGGCTTACTATCTGGTTGAACAACTAGTTGGACTACATAGTATTTCTTACGTTTAAACATCTTCAACAAAACCCTCTGGACATTTAACGTAGTCATCTACTAACTTAAGTAAGTAGTTGTAAAATGTAGATATGTCTTGGGAGCCTTTATCTCTAAAGCCACCTATGATTTCTTTACCATCTGAGTTAAGTACACTATAGTAAAAGAAACCGTTCTCTTCTTCAACTAGCACATCACAACTGTTGTAAGTTCCTCTACGTCTTTGTACAGGATTTTTAGCTTTGACCACAATAAAACACCTCTCTTATTTAGTATAGTCTAAGTATACCAAGAGAGGTGTAAGTCGTCAACACTTTATTTAAATTTTGTACAGGTTTTTTGTACTAGAACAAACTAGTCTTATGCTTTGTCTTGCAAGATATAAGGGTCATCTGCTAAGAATACGTTGTATACTCCTAGTTTGAATCTGTCTTCTGCAAAGGCAATAAATGCTTGAAGTACTTGTTTTTCTTTAATTTCATGAGCCTTAACTGTAGCCTCACTAATTACTGGGTAGTTGTAAGGGTCAATCAACGTACGAGTAACGAAGAAAATTGTATCGTCATCTGTCATGATAATTGGAGCATCCGCAGGAGTAAACGTGTTTTTATCTTTATCATAGATAAGTTCACTTACTTTGTAGTCTGTTCCTGATTTCTTAACTTCATAAGCATAAGCCCCCTGTACTGTACCAGTATACCCATCTGATAGGGTAGGTACTACAAGATATTTACCGTCTAGTTCGACAGTTTTTACGCTTGGTTTTAATAAGTCTGCAATATTTGCGATTTCTTTAGCCATTTTAGTATTCCTCTTTTCCTAGTATATTATGCTTGCGCAGGGTTAACTGTTACAGCACAAGTAGCTACTTTCTTACCATCTTCTGTTTCTGCTGTTACGTTAGCTGTACCGTCTGCAATACCTGTCACTATACCTTCTTGGTCTACAGTAGCAATTTCCGGTTTATCGGATTTCCACGTTACTTTTTTATTTGTTGCGTTAATAGGAGCAACTGTTGCTACTAATTTTTGTGTACCGTCAATTTCTAAAGTAATAGCATTCGTATCTAGTGTAACGCCTGTTACAGGAACAGTTACTGTCACAACACAAGTTGCTACTTTCTTACCGTCAACTGTTGTCGCAGTAATATTAGCGGTACCACCGTCTACTGCTGTAACCTTTCCGTTTTGGTCTACTTTAGCTACAGCAGGTTTATCAGATTCCCATGTTACAGCTTTGTTTTCTGCATCTGGTGGAGTTACTGTTGCAACAAGTGTTTCTGTAGCACCTTTAACAATTGAAGTAGCTTCTTTATTTAAAGTAATACCAGAAACTGAAACGTGTTCTTTCACTGTTAAAGCATATTGAGCTGTTTTGTCTCCGTCTAATGTAGTTACGATAACATTAGCTGAACCTTTTACTTTAGCTGTAACTGTTGCCTTGGCACCAGTAGCAGTTACAGTAGCAATTCCTTCTGGAACAACAGAGAATGTTACGTCTTTGACTGTGGCATTTTCTGGTAGTACAGTTGCTGTTAATTCTACTGTGTCACCCACATATAATGTTCCGGATTCTTTGTCTAAGGAAACTGATTCAACTTTTACGTTATTTGGGCTGTCTACTACATCAATTTGGTGTGTTAAGAACACGTTATAGTTTCCGATAGAGAATAAATCGTCTGCGAATAGTCGGAAAGCTTGAAGGGTGCGCTTATCCTTATCCATTCCTTCTTCAACGATTAACTCACTGATAACAGCATGGTTATAGGGGTCTTTTGTTGTTCTTGTTACATAGAATACAGTATCTCCGTTTGTATACACAACCATTTCGTCAGCTTTTACAAACTGCGCTTTTTCGTTGTTCCAAAGTGTGGGATAGATTTCATAGTCCTCACCTTTAGTAACAACTTCATAGTTATAATGACCGTTTACGGTTCCTGTGTATCCGTCTGATAGAGTCTCTACAACAAGAAACTTCCCGTTTAATTCGGGTAGTGTTTTAGCACTTAAATTTGTTAGTTCCATTGTCATACTCCTTTAATATCAACTAAGGAGGGGGTTTACCCCCTCAAACTTAGCCTTGTTGTTTGAAGTCTTGTCGAGTTCCGACAACTTCTTTACCTGCTTGCTCTTTAGCTTTACCGTACTTAGTAACAGCGTTGTTCTTGTACCAGTTATAGATAGCAAGTCCAACAGAAAGTACAAGCATTAAACCTTGGTTCATTTGTTCGTCTGTAAAAGGTAGTGGTTCCCAACCAAACATAGTTGTTAAACCAGTAGCCACGAAGGAGATACCCATTACAATTAGTCGAATAAATGGAGCGTATTTGCCAGTGTTGTTTTGTTCTTCCATTACAAAAATCCTCCTTTGTGTTTCTACTGCTAATATAGCATACACACAAGGAGGATTTTAACTAATTCTATCGGTCTTTAAGATTTAACGCAACGTACTCCCGCACGTTTTTGATTGCATCTCTAACGGACTTTTGAGACACTTTATACTTCGCTGACACCTCTTTAATGATATTAGCATCTTTTACCTTACCTCGTAGCAAGTAGCTGAATACAGCTAGTTCTACAGGGCTAAACTTCGCTTTAGATAGTAAATCATCAATTAGTTCAGCATCTTCAATTGCTTCCTGAGAAGAGGTGTCTGTTCCCAGTAATGTTTCAATCTCGTTGTCCTCTGCTCCCAGACGTTCACGAGCACTATCACGAAAACGTCCTTTCACAAAGCTATGTCTAACTCTTAGATTAAGAGCCTTTTTGATATATCCCGGAAAATCAACTTCTCCGTTAATATCATATTCTTTCGTTAACTTGATAAATTGTTCATCAATATAACTTCTTAGTTCTTTTCGTGAGGCTTCACTTCGAAAAGAGTCTTTATGAGTGTTATAGACCTTGTAACGTAAGTTGGCATAACGGTGGTACAGTCTATCAACATCTCGTGGAAAGACCCCCTTACCGTGAACCTCAGTAATGAAACGATTTCCGTTTCTAATCTCACGTTCCTCTTTGTTAAGGTCTCTACTCAAAAGGGTTCTCTCCTTCAAAAATGATTTTCACTTGCCGTTTACTTCTTTGTGCTTCGTTACCGTAAGCCCCATATACATCGCAAAAGTGTATAGTATGAGGAATGCGTATCTCTTCTCCAAAGTATAATACTTTTTGATAACCTAAGCACCAACGGCTACCCACATAGTCAATATCAACAACAACAGAGTTTGCACTACTTAAATCAGAGTTTTCAATCAATACACGTTTTCCTGCTTCTTTAGCATCTAAGAAACGTTTACGTACAGATTGTAAAGAAATAGGCGTACGAACCTCTGTAGTTGTTGTTCCTTGTTGAAACATTTCTAAGGCTTCTAGTACAGTGTTAACTGGTGTAGTTTTACGCAATTAGGTTTCCTCCATCTCTTATAAAAAGGGGCATAACGCCCCTTACTTAATTTGGTCTAATAAGTCTGAAACATCTGTTGCAGATACAGGAGCTGTTTGCTCTTCTACAGGTTGTGCTTCTTCTTTATGAGTTTCCATGTAATCTTTAACGTATTTGTATAATGGTATTTGACAAATGTCAATCTCTTCATTTTTATAAGGTGCATATCCATTAGGGAAACTACGAGCCATCATTTTAGCAAATAGTTCATCACGTACAGGTTGCCCTTCTTCTGATTTCAAGAAGTCTACCCAATTCTTTTCAGAATTAAACTTGATTTCTTGACCTGAATCTGTTGTGTAAGCTTTCCATGCACCACCGCTAATAAATCCATATTGCTTATTAGTTGCGAAACATGCACGGTAGATGTTTTCTTCAAGGTCTAAACCGGAATCAGCCATTAGGTACATTTCAGCTTTTTGCTGTGGTCTAGATACTTTAGATTTTAACGTCTTAATACGCATGATGTGTCCGATATAGGACTTCTCTTCTACACCAAAGGCGTTTACTTCACTATTTTCAATCTTACTTGCTTTTTGGACTTCTAGTCGTAAGCTAGCCCAGTGGTGAAGTGCGTGTCCTCCCGGAGAATCAATACCTCCGAACATACTACCCATCTCATCACGAGCTTGGTTAATTGCAACAAATAATGCTTTTGAGTTAGTCATTAAAGGTGCAATGATTTGTGAGAATTGTGCCATTGCTTTAGCTTTAATACCCGGTTGTTGGTTACCTACACCACGTTCAATTTCCTTTTCAGCGGCAGTCTGTGCTACGGAATCCCAGATAATTAAAATAGGTTTACCTGTCTTATTAATTACTGGTAAGATACGTTGTAGCTCTTCTGCTACCCGTTCTACAGTCATTGTATCCTTAGTACCATCTTTTTTCAAAGCAGGCTCTACCATGAATACATCCCCTGCATCGGGGTTTACTCCCAGTTCGGCTAAACGGTCAGGGTCGGCAGTTCCCTCTACGTCAATCCACAATGTTGGCACCTTCAATAGCTGAGCAATTTTAGTAAGGTGTACTGCAAAAGTAGACTTACCACTAGAGTTCTTTCCGATAACCTCTACCATACGTCCAAATGGAAGTCCTCCGCCTAAGATGTAGTCTAACTGAGGAATCATTGTAGGTAGTCGGTCTGCTACACTAGAAAATTTTGTATCTCTAAAAGAAGTTAAGCCCAATTCTTTTGTTAAATCAATTGTACCTGCTTCTACTGTTTCACTTTGTCTTTTTCTTGCCAAGATTTGTTCCTCCTAGTAATGAATTACATATCAAATTTAAATAGAAGAAGGGGCTATTTCAGCCCCCTGTTCCTCTATTACTAACCTTGCATTTGTTGTAGCAAGCTATCAACATCTGGTAAAGTAGTATTTGTAGCTGTTTCTACAGGTGCTACAGGAGCTTGTTGTGGTGGTTCAGGAGTTGCAACTACTGGTTGCTCAGGAACACTTGTTGCTTGCGGTGTTACATCTGGCATTGCTTGCATGTTAAAAGGCATATCAGCATCTGAAATAGTAGATGGGTCAGTTACTGGTGCTTGATTCATTGGCATTTGAAAACCCATAGGGTCTGCAATTGGAGCAGGTTGTACAGGTTGTTGTGGTGCTTGTGCAAATCCACCGTTCATTGTAGGTGCTGTTCCCATATTTGTTTGACCAAATGAAGGAGTACCTATGTTTGTAGCTTGTGGTTGAACAGGAGCTACAGGTTGTTGGTTAAAACCAGTATTCATTGGTTGCTGTGGTTGTGCCATGTTGTAAGCAGGTTGTTGTGGAGCAGAAGCAAAGCCTTGTCCCATTGCAGGAGCTTGGTAACCTTGTTGTGGTTGTACTTGTTGTCCACCTTGTGCTTGGCTCACAGGCTCAACACCGTTTACTACATCAATAAAGTAATCAATGTAATCTTTATTGTAACTGTATGAAGGTGTAGCTTGATAAGCTAAATCTTCTAGTTGAGTTTCCCATCCTTGTGGTAAAGCTCCTAGAGGCATGTTACTATAAACATCAACACTATAAGACATTTGACCAGAACCTTTAGCAGGTTTGCTAATCATTACTGGGAATGCTTCCGCAGATGAAATGAAGCTGTATTGTTTAACAGAATCAGGAACATCTGGGTTAAAGTTTGGTGTTAACATAGTATCAGTTAACTTAGCATTAATAGCTTGGCAAGCTGAATGGGATAACTTGAATAGGCGTACCATCAAGTTTCCTTGTTCATCCGTTTCATATCGGAATTGACCTGTTTGTGGGTCTCTAATTAATTGGATAACATTAGCAAGATACTTCTTAGTTGGAGTTGCATTTTTGTTCCATTTGTTAGGAACACGGTTTTGTGCATTCCAGTTAATAAGTGCTTGGTCTAATGGGTCTTCTACGTTAGGGAATGCAGATAAGACAGCATTTAATTTTAGTTCTTTACCGTTACGGTTATGTGCTTGTAAAAAGATTTCACGAACCATTTGGTTGTAGTTTTCACCAGAAACACTAGGCGGTAAGATACGAACTAATACTTGATTAGTTTCTTTTGGAATAAATAGCTCTTTGTGTTTAAGATGATTGGAAGGATAGTCTACCTCAGCACGTTCTCCTCGGTTTTGTTGGGCAAGTTGTTGTTTTAATTGTTCTTGAAAGTTCACGTTAATTTCTCCATTCTTTTGTTTTTTATTTTGGTTTCTCGAATTATGTGTTGTTCAACTAGGTTCTAAGGTTATGTGTTATATGGATTGTTATAACTTGTCCTTTGACCTTTTAGCGGGTCTGGCATAGACACTTTCTGGCTATACTCGAAATCCCTCCGTAAGTCTGCACCATACTGAATCAACATGTCTTTCCTTTGTTCAAAGGCTTTTACTACATATTGCACTTGTCTAACATTAAATGTTAAACTGATTATGTTCTGTCTCAGAGCATAATACTGTTCGTCAAGCATAATCTGTGCTTCTATTTGGTCTTTTGTTGGCTTAGTTACCCCCTGCTCAATCAAAGACTTTCTAGAAGGCTCGTACAGTTCTGCTTTACGCTTCTCAGCTTGTAACTCGTAGTTTTCTTGGTACATTCGTAAGCGTTCAAGTAAAGAAGTCCAATACGTGTATTTCGCAGGCTGTTCTAAGAACGCTTGCCGAACACTAAACTCGTTTACCTGTAGTTCCTCTGTAAGGTCAAACACAACAGTTTCACCATTTTCATCGGTAACTCGTATCTTACGAAATTCAAGGTCGTTCACTCGTAAGTCTAGCACACTGTCTTATTCTCCTTTCCGGTATTACAGACATTCCCTAACCTGTCTGCTCTATTATTATAGCACACATTACAAGTTAGGGCAACATCATTTTGTAACTTTTTTAAATAAACTTGTAAGACTTACACAATTAGTTTGTACTGTTCTATAGAAGCCTTAACTGCATTAATACCGACTTCCATTTGTTCCTCACTAATCATACCTGCGTTCTTATAGTCTTCAAATTTAGCTTGGTCTTTGTAATACTTAACATATCCTTTATAAGAAGCAAATTTGTTCACTTCGTCTGCATCGTAGTCTACCATGTCATTGTAGTTTTCCCCGATTTCTACATCGGCTACAATAGGAAATCGCATTTGTTCCCCTTTCCAATTAATTGTTAAGAAATCAATCGGTAGGTTTTCCATGATAAAACAAGCTACTTTTGCTACTTCGTCTACTTCTTCACGAGGACAATCAATTACAATGGAGTCATGTACTGTGATAGCAATACGAGACTTCATACCTTTAGTTCTTAGATAATCATCAATATAAACCAAAGACATGTTTGTTAAGTATGCACCAGTTCCTTGAATAATCGTGTTTACTGACTTACGTAAAGCACCATTGAATGTGTTACGGTCTTTAGAGAACGCATCACGAATCAATCTACGGTGTCCTTGTAAGGTATCTACATACCCGTTTTCTTTAACAAACTCATGTGTTTCATCAATAAAGGATTTAATACGTGGTTTGTTTGCAAAGTAGTCTTCAAAGATACGTTCGGCTTCTTCTGGTGTTACACCTAATTTAGGAGCAATAGAGAAAGGTGTTTCACCATAAGCAATACCAAAGTTAACACTCTTAGCATTCTTACGCATATCCTTAGATACTTCTGATACAGGTACTTTCCAAACAATAGAAGCGGTTGATTTGTGTAAGTCCTCTCCGTCTAAGAAAGCTTGGGTCATCGCTTCGTCTCCGGCTACTAAAGCTAGAATACGCATTTCTAGGGCTGAGTAGTCAAGCTGTAATAAAGCCCCGTTCTCAAAACTTGTTTTAAACATACGCTTAATTGGGTACGTATAGTCAAAACGTTTAGGGTCTCCGACTTTAGACGGTACTTGTTGCATGTTAGGCTCTTTTGAAGATAAACGACTTGTTTCTGTACCAGTAATCTTGAACGAACCATGTACTTTTCCATCTTTGTTTGAAGCTAGTAACGGAAGTTTCTGAGCAAAGTTGTTCTTCAAGGTATTTACTTTAGAGTATTCAAGTAGCATTTCTGCTAATTCTTTTGCATCTTCATCGTGCTCTGCGATATAGCCCAAAGCATGTTTATCTGTCTTGTAGTCTTCCCAAGTTAATTCGTTTTCAGGAACACCATTATCAAAAGGTTTTTCTTTAATGGACTCTTTGTCATAAGGTAATGTTAGACCAAGAATCTTATAAAGAACTTTTCCTTTATGGACAGCAGAGCCGGGATTGAACTTAACTTTGTTTTCCTTATCAGAAATCTTGTATTTATCACGAAGTTTAGCAACCTCTTCGTCTCGTTCTGACTTGGGTTTCTTCCATTCTTCTAGACCTGCTTTATAAAGTGCCATATGCTCTGCTTCTAACTCTTTAACAGCAGGGAACTTACGTAATTCTTCGATAAGACGTTCTTCCTCTTCTGCATATACCTTTTCAAGAACTTTCGCATATTCTTTATCAACGAAGATACCTTCTGCTTCTAGATGAGCAAGTGTCCGTGTAAGTTTAGGATAGAAGTCTGTCCAAAGAGCTAGAATTTTTTCATGAGGAGCAATTCGTTGGTATAGTACGTTATAAATACGTAAGCAACAATCTGTATCTCCACTTGCGTATGGGTGCATAATTTCTAATGGAATCCAATCATAGTTAAAGTCCCCACCATCAATTTCATTCACAGTTTTAACTTCTGTCTTAGAAGGAACAGCTACTTTTTCTTTTACAGGTTTCAAAATTGATTTAGTAGACTTACCTAATTTCTTAGCTTTTGCCACTTCTTCTTTGTATTTAGCCTGTGCTAGTTTGTATTCCTTCTCTACACGTGCTTTCTCAGAAGCTTTCAGCTCGTCAATTTCAGCTTTCTTACGAGCAATGTAGTCTTCCTTGTATTTCTTCTTATAGTCTTCTAACGGGTTGTCATAACCGCCCATATCAGTTAGTTCATAAGCAAGGTCTGACAAACGTTTAGAGCTTTCAATTTTCTGTGCTACGATTAAGTAATACCCAATCAATGTATCACGGTTATTCTCAAAATAAGCAAACCCTTTTGTGTTCATTAAGAAACGAATATCAAATTGCACTGTACCCTCTAGTTTCCTAAAGGAGTGGACTATACCTTAGTACACCTGTGGTAATTCAGTAGGTTTGCTTGCAGGTACCTACTCAGATGTACTTCCCTCATTTAAGTGGTGTCTATTTTCATGACAATTTTTACAAATCCAATCTACATCTAAGGGCTTATTGTAGTCTTTGTGGTGCGCCTCTAACTGAGTACTTCTGCCACAATCCATACAGATTTCTGGCTTAATTAGCTTACCATCTCTAATTGCGTGGTTAACTACTGCTCGTGCTTTCTGCTTAAGTTTACCGTGTTCTGATTCTCGATAACGTCTTGAAGCTTCTAGCCGAGCTTTACGCCCTTCCTCTGTTTTACTGTACTCTCTTTGTAGTTGTCTAATCTTTTCCTTATCTTTTTGATAACGTGCTCTGTCATAACCAGTGGTATCTCTATACTTCTTGTTTTGAGCTAGAGTACACACTTTGCACTTACCATTGATATAGGTTTTGCCATATTTTTTATATGTGTAGTATTGGTCTAAATCCTTTTCTTTTCCACATACTTTGCATTTCTTCATAGTATCACAACCTTTCTGTCATGATACACCACTTCTCACCTTGTCCTGCAAGGACTCGGCTCAGTCTCTACACCCCATCTAACGTCACCGTTAATGTAGGCTCGGTATTGGCATAGGATTTCTCCCTTAGCGTTCACCGATATGAGAGGGATTTTACAACACCCATGTTGTTAAATGTTGTGTCCTACCTTTGGTTGCTGTGCATCAGCTACAAAAGCTTGTAAATGATTGTATACAATAGCTAGTTCTTCTTCATTCCAAGGGGATTCATGATGTTCTAAGGGAATCGTAACACCCTGACCCTCTTCCCAACTAAGAGACATAACTAGTGGTTTCGCACCTAATACATCTCCACGTAGACTATTTGTTTCCAAGTCCCATGCAGTAAGAGGTTTAAACCGAGACAAGAACTCAAAGATTTGTTTCACTCGTTCAATTGTCATAACAAGCTCATACTCAACTTTCTTTGGCTCAAATGCTTGTGCACCCTCTGCAATAAAACGAGATAAAGTAGAAATGTCTGCTTTTACCAAGTTCTCAATATTAGGATTCATTGACAAGTATTCCATACTAAACATTGGTAAAATCCATGTATCAAAAAACTCTCCTGTTTCTTCATCAGTAATTGTTTTTTGTACAGGAACACCACGTGCTTTCGTAATAGAAGTACTATTCAATAAGTTCTTACATCCCATTCCTCCCATAGGAATAATGATGTCTGGTTTTGTTTTCATTAATCGTTTTAATAAACGTTTTTCAGGTTCTTTCCGAAGTTTTAATACAGGCTCCTTGTATTTAATAACTTTACCTGTTTTATTATTTACCTTCTGTGGTTCAGGAATTAGGTCATAATCGTAGTCAATTATATAATCACGACCTGTTAAACCTATGTCGTTAAGTAAACTTGTAAGCTTTTTACCCATGTCAGTACGTTTATAGTCTACATATTGTCCATTCTGACTGTTATGTACATGGGTCTCTCTGATATAATCTTGTAAGAACAGTATTTTCAAGCTCTCTTCCCCTTTCTGTAATTCTACTATTTCAGTATAGCATTTTTGTAAGGTATGTCAAGGGCAAAAAAAAGAGAATGACTAATCATTCTCTTCATTGTAAGTATCTATAGCTTCTTTCAACCTAGAAAGTGGCACAAACTTAACTACATATTTTTCTGGTTGAATAAACGTCTTCTTAGAAATGCCATCCCATGCGACCTTCTCAGGTTTTTTCTTAATATTCAATTTCCATAATTTATGGTTTTTAATTGATATTCCTTGTGAAATTGCTTGTGTGATAACCTCATCTTCCATTTGTAAGATAGCTAACACGTCTTTCATACGATAACCTGTATATTGAGAGATGGCACGTGCAACATCAGTCCGGTTCATTGTTTTATCTTTACTCATCGGACTTCTCCTTTCGTTGGAGAGCACGTTCTCTATTGACGTTTCTTTTATTTTTTTCTTTTTGTACATAGTAATCGACATTGGCAAAATCCTCATCACTATCACAAACAATCCAAATGTTCATAGCCCAGATGGATAGTGAGGTCTGGACATATTTAAAGAATTGATATTTATATTTTGCTTTAACCTCATAATGGTCTCCAACTTTATGATAATAACGTCTATGTCTATCAGATATTTCTGATTCTGACAGCCACGGAAATGAAATTTGTACTTTGTCTACACTTGTTTTTAAGGGGTGTAAAGCAAACAAAACGTCATAAGGACTAACATCTGGAATAACTACTGGACAATCAATGGTTACAGGACAAGCCGTAAATGCTAGCTGAATATTTTCAATCTCTCTATTTTCATATTTAGGTTTTGTTGGATAAATTACTTCACTTGTTAGATTTTTAGCAATCTGTTCAATAACATAATAAGGTACAATTGTATCTGTATAGTAAGAAACAGAACCTGCATGTTTGAATAATTTCTGTATCAATGTATCATTTGTATATTTTTCTTGGTATAGGAGATAGGATTTTTCATTCTTCATGTTCATTGTCCACACTGGTGTGACAACCGATACTTCGCTTAGTTCATCCATCTCTTTCTCAATTTCTTTTTCATTTAACCGATTCACTTTAATTTTATTTGCAATGTCTTCACGTTTCATTAAGTTTATATTAAAGTGTCGGTCGGTATTATAGATATTTAACCGCTTTACTCGAGGTGTGCTACTCATAATTAAACTCCTTTTGCTATTTAGTTTTCCTATCTCTATTATAACATAACTGACAGGAACGCCTTACAAGCAAAAGGAGTAAAACTCTGTACTACCTAGTAGTAACTATGCAATTTTAAGAGCCTTAAGGTCACGCTCAACAAGGTTTAGTATTCGGAACACAGGAGTTCCTTCTGTATCATCCAACATGTACATAATGGATTTAAAGAATGGTTGCTGTTCTTCACGATAGCCTTTTGCAGTATCTTGGATGAAAGCTTCCATGTCAAAAGTAGGAATAGAGCACGTAGTTTTACTTACGCTTGCAGTAATATCTGATTGACTGCGATTCAAGTACCAATGACCCTTATTTAAGTCTTCTTCCTCTTTTCCTTTGTACGGTGCACGACAAACATATTTAATCACATTACCTAATGAGTAACGGATTGATGGGGGATACTTAGAAGTTAGGTATTCAATAACGTCAATTACTTCTGTACCTCCCTGTGTATAGTGTTTTGGATGATTTACATTACTTGATTCAATCATTTAGATGCTCCTCTCATTTTTTCCAAATTGGAAATAACCACTTCTTGCAGGTCAGGCTCTACCGCATCCCAACCCTCGTTATTGGCTGTTAAAAGCAATCCTGCGGGTAGATATTCGAGAACAACGTCTACCATCGCAGGAGTGACTTCTAATTGGTCAATCGTTAATCGGTTCAGTATCTTCTGAATGACTTGGTTGATTGTCATTAGATGCCTCAATTGCTTCTTTCAAGTCTGTAGATGCTTTTTTAAAGAACTCGGCTACTTCTTTACTCAATTCATCTACGTTTACGTCAACTTCTTTTTCCGGTAGTGAAAAGCCCTCAATGATATACGCTGTTTCTAAGCTGTATAAACGAGGCTTAATTTCAGAAGTGAGCGTATCAAGTACATACCGTTCTTCTTGACCTGTCCAGTTCTCTACAAAATCAATAGAGATACTGGATACTTGTTCTTTTAAATCAGGAACACGTAAGTAAGAATAGTAAGTTTTAATAGCTTCTGGAAAGTTTCTTTCTGCCATTATTTTTCTCCTTCTAAATAGGAATTAACAAGTAAGTCCAAAGACTCCTCAACATCAAGTTGTTTTGCTTCTTCCATCTTTTTTGTTTCTCGGACAAGACCAGATTTTTGCCAATCATACTCTTTTGGGTTAAAATAATGGAGTAGATGTTCTTCCCCTTGGCTCTTACGAGGTTTAAAGCTTGTAATAGCTTCTAACACAGTAGTAAATGTCTTATAACAATGGGTATCTTTATACCCGTCTACATACTCTACATTAGAGACCATAAGAGGATAACCACGGTCTTCGATTTCTTTGATGAGGTCTTCGTTGTAAGCCATCATCACAAAAGTTTTAGCACGATTACGGGTAAAGATAAGCATAGGAATCTTACCAGATTCTTTAGCATCACCAACAACCTGTGCCCACCAATTTTTTATTTCTTTATTATTGAGAAATAAGTTCTCTATAGTCCATTCTTCACGGTTTTTACATTCAACAACAAAAGGAAATCCTGCCTCTATAGGAGCTACAATATCTCCAACAACATTGTTACTCCCTTTCCAATGTAAGCCACCAGAAGCGGGGACACGGTGAAAGTCATGTCCCCACCACTTAGATAAATTTTTAGCTGTTTCTAGTTCAAACCGAGCACCTTTAGATTTTGACTTTCTTCCTACTGCACTGTAATCAGTCATGGGTACTCTCGTCATCCCTTTCTTTAACACGTTTACGTCTAGACTCAATAAGTTCTACTTGTTCAATTAGTTGTTCTACAGGTGTTTTAACATCGAATAGATGTGGGTTCACATAATACTCTTCAACTAATGATTCTACATAATTAGGTACAGACCAGAACTCCATATTAGACTTAAGTGTGTTCATTATTTCTTCATAGGTAACTTTTCCACATTGGTATCTCTTAAACTGCATATACAAATTGTTGTTTCTATTGTTCAAATTATAAAGGTTTTGTACCATGAAAATTATTTGGTCTACATGCTCCTCTTTAACAGGTTTAAATAAACTTACATCCTGATAGTTAATATTATGAATGTCTGGATAACAGGTTAGTCTATCCAATGGGTAAACTGTTCCCGAAAATACCAACGTAGGAATATCATGCAACCCCTTAACTACTCGATAAGGTCTTTCCTCTCGAATCATAACACTTTGAAAGCAGTCGCTTACGTATACCCCAGAATCACTGGATACCTTATCGTTTAATAAATCGGCTAAAGCTTGTAACGGAGTTTCCATTGTTTTTCTAGCTTCTATCTTTAAGCTACCTTGTTCGTCAACTAGACCGAGTTTCTGTAATTCCTCATGTGTGCTCATATTACTCACCCTTTTGTAGTTTTTCAGCTAGCTCTTCTTGTAACTTTTTAATTTCTTCCTGTGCTTGTTTCAATTCAACTTCGTATTCGGCTTTCGCTTCATTACGCATTTCATCTGTTACGCCCAATTTATTAAGTAATTTTTCATTAACAGAGTTTTGTTCGATTAGAGCAGTGATATAACCATCATTACGTCTTGACATGAAATCTACGACAGTAGCCACGTCCCCTAAGCTAATATCACGTTTACTTAAACGTTCTAACTGTTTTGCATGGTTTTTATCATGAACATGTCCTGTAGCTAAATACTCTGTCCATGTTCTCATGTCTTCCTCAGAAATAAATCCTACACGTTTTGCTTTTTTACTCATTAATGTCGTCCTCCATAAGTTCATTTATATTATTAAACTCAGCAAGAATAGCTTTTTCAGTATCTTCTGAGATAACTTTTTGTTCTCTTAATGTTTTTAGTACAAGACCAAACTTAGCTTCCTGTGCTTGGAATGCTTCTTCAATAGCAAGTGTAGTAACCTGTGCTACAGTAGCTAAAGCATCCTCAAACTCAGCATAGGTAACTAGTTTTGAACCATCGCTTTTAACAAGCTTTTCTACCTCAACAGTTTCACCTTTTGCATAATGTTCTTGCATTTTATTGAAATACTCAGCAAATTCCATTCTTATACGCCTCCAACAGATGTTCCGCATCTGACAGTATTTCAATTTCTCTCCAATCGAACGTATTTGCCCATAGGTCTGTACGACCACCTGTAATCAGGTTTAAGACCTCAATTCGTTCTGACCAGATACGTTCAATAACACCGACAGCTTCGGAATAAACATCTACTACTTCTGCGCCTACTTGCTTAGGACTGTTAACTCTAAAGCCAATAACCTGTCCTACTTTAAGTACGTCAGTGTTTACAAGAGTAACTGTATGAGTTTCTGTAAGTTTTACACTTGGTGATTCTTTCATTGTCTACTCTCCTAGTATAACACGAAATGAACATTTATCTGCACTAAGTCGTGTAAAATTTTCAATTTTGTCTTCTTTGTACGTCAAAGTTATTAGTTGCTCTAACTTGTCATCAGGGGTGTCTACATAAAAGTCTCGTAAGGTAACTGTTACATCACAGCCATGCTCACGAGTACCAATAGAAGCACTTCCTACAAGATAAAGAAGTGGCATCTTTAAATCCGGTATACGACTAGCCATTATTTAACACCAGACGAACCATATGCACCTTCACCACGTTCTGTTTCGTCTAATTCGTCTACTTCAACAAAATTAGTAGCGTAACGTGGAAGCAAGAATGCTTGACATAAACGAGTACCTTTTGGAATAAAGATAGTTCCTGCAACAACATAGGTTTCAGAAACACCAGTAAATATATTGTCATAGATTAAATCTAGCTCATTACCTAATTTAGTTAGCTGTTCTTCATAAAGCTTATCAAATTCTGGATAGCTTTCACGTACTTCTTTAACTGGTTTTCCTACAAGCTTACCGTCTTCGGTAATAACTAAAACACGAGTAGCGTTAGTATATTCTCCGAATTGTAAAGAGAAAGTATTCTTAAGAGGAAGCCCAACATCCCCACGATATTCTCCTTCAACAACACCTTGTGTATTGCCTAGAGTTAATGGGTATTTCATCATGCCACCACGTGGGTTGATAAACAGACCATACAAATTAGGGTCAAAAGCTGTTCTAATTCCTGTAGTAACTACTGTTGCTCCCAGTCTTCCCGGTAAAATTACAGCATCCTTATCTGTAAACAAGTCGTGTGCTACATCAGCTTCTCGTCCTCGTTTTGGGGCAATGGCTCCCTCGCTCTTTGTAAACTTAACTACTGGATTCAATTCATTAGTCTCCTTTATTTCTTTGATTTTATAGAACATATAGTGAAACCCGTAGTCCAATGTAGTTACACCGTCTACTGTCCACATACGAACATATGGTGGATTGTAGTCATTCTGTGTCCACCAATCATAGATGGACTCAATAGCTTTATCTAGTGTTCCAAATACACCATGTGTTTTGTCTACTCCTAATTGGTGATGTACCCAATGTACTTCATACTTAATGTTACTCATACGTACCTCCTATAACATCAATTTGATTATACCTACACCGTCTGCCTTTACAGAATGGTTCTTAATAATTTCCCAAGCACTCTCTTTACCAATACTGTTCGGGTCTTTGTCTGTAGGGCTTATAACAATATAAGTTTCTTTATGTCGTTCATACAAACGCTCTGCAAGTTTTTTTATCTCATTCTTTGCATCCTTATCTAGATACACATAAATTGGTTGCTCAGGAGCAACACTCTTAAGTATTAAATTAATCTGCGCATCTGTAACCTGTTTACCAAATGTACCTACACCAGATTCTCCTAAAGTTAGTGCATCAGGAACTCCCTCAGTAATGACTACTTGTGGAGTTTTACATGCAATGTTAAGATTGAATATAGTATTCTTCTTGGAGTACTCTCCGTCCTTACTAGGTGCATTAAAGGACTTTATATAACTATCAGCAATCGCACGTGTATTCCAATACTGATACTGTCCATCGTCACCATGTGTAAGAAATACTAAATGGTTCTTCAACCTAATCTGTCTTCCTGATGGAAGATTGACTGTGCTGTCTAGTACATACCCAATATTGTGTCGGATAATGTCATTTAAAGTAAAACCTCGTTTATGACAATAAACTAAAAATGGGTATGCTTCCGGATTGTATAGATTTTGAGATAATAGTTGGAATCCTTGTGGTAAAGGAGGGGGCGTGAGTTTTTCTTCTTCTTCCTCCTCTACCGTCTTAGGTTTCCCTACAGTATCAAGTAGTAACAATAAGTACTCTTCATCCGTTAATGAATCATCTTTTGGAATGTAGTTCTTATTCTGGAATCTGTAACCATAACCCTCTAGAATCTCTAATGCTTCTTCAAAAGAGACACCAAAGTATTCCATTACAAACGATATAGGGTTACCTTTACGACCACACTTAAAACAAATCCACAATCCATTCGTACTATCATCACTAACCTTGACATATAATTTATAGTCATGGTTTGGTTCACAGAACGGACAGTTATATCGCAATTCGTGTTCAATGTCTTTTGGTATGCCTAGTTCATTTGTTAGAAGGTCTGAGAACATTTCCTACACTACTTTCTTCATTAGATTTAACATTGTGTAAACTTCTCCAAAGTTTGCATATAACTCTTCGGCATGTTGGGGCAATAAGCTTAATACATGTGAAGCTTTTCCCTCTCGGTCTAACTGCATGTATTCTTTAATTTCCTGATGCACTGCCTTCAATTCTTCTGAATCAGGAGCTTCTTTTTCCAAAGTGCCAACTCGAACAATCAAGTCTTTTTCTACTTGTTTTTCTTGAACTGTATACAGCATGTCTAAAATGTCCTGTACACGTTCAATACTCTTGTTTATGTCTTCCAGAGTATAATTCTCTTTGTTAGGAGTTACAATGTCATAGTTTTCAGCAAAGCTAAATAACTTCTTGTTGTCATTAGCTACTTCTTGATTATACCAAGTATCTGTAATAAAGCAAGCTGTTTTTGACTTAACACGTTTTTTTGTAGACGGAACATTGTAACGTAACGGAAGCTTTTCATTTTCCTCAATCATTACAATGTACATCTTATCTCGTGTATCACTGTACTTGTAATCATATCTTGGGCAACATGGGTACCAATCAAACAATGTGTCAAGCGGGAAGTCTAAACGTTGTGTGTAGCCTACATTTGTTGGGACGAGTACCGTTCCAAGGTTACGCCCTTTATCTACTGAATATAATTTCATGTAATTACCATCCTTACTTCTTTTCAACTAAGAAGGAGTTTCCTTCTGTTTTTTGCATAGTAACTACATTTTCGAACAATGGTTTGAGATTGTCATTATGTGTAATAACAAAGATACTGCTAATGTTTTTCTGTCTTTCTTTCAAAATCTTAATCACATTTTCACAACCGATAGAATCTAAGCCATCAAAACATTCATCGTATAAGCCTAGGTTCACAGCAATGTTTGCTTTTGATTGTACCAAGTCTTGGATGGCAAAAGAAATAGCTAGGTCAATTCTCTTTTTCTCACCCTCAGAGTTTGCTTGGTAGGTGTCTCCACCAGAACCGTTAATTACCTCTAAATCAAATTTATCTTTTAGACTTCCGTCTGCATTTTCTGTCTGTGTACTAAATCTAATTTCAATATCAGAACCGGATAAAGTAGACAAATAGTGATTAGCTCGTTCATTTAAGAATGGTGTTACTAGGTCTAATACCTCCGAACGAATCCCTTTATTTGAGAAGACTTCTAGTGCTAAAATATGGTATTGTCTTGCTTCTTGTTCTGCTAATTCTTTTCGTTTAGTAATGTCTTCCATTTCTGCTTTAATACGAGCTTCCGCTTCCGTGTCATATTCTGGTTTCGGAATGCCCTCTAAGTGAGCTAAGGCTCCTGATAGATTAGTTACATTGTTCCGTGTAAGTGCTACAGCATTTTCAGCCGTACGTAAACGATTGTTTAGTTCATTAATAGCTGACTGTATATTGCGTTGTTTTGTAACAACTTCGTTAACTTCTTGCTGTACCCTTGCCTGTTTTTCTTTAGCTTTCTGTTCCAAATCAGAGTAAGCAACAATTGCTGAATCCAATTGTGTAATGAAAGCTTGTTTCTCCTGAATTTCTTGTTGCAATCGTAACATCTCTTTTTGCCGATGTTCCGCATCTAAAGGTGCACCACATAACTGACAATTTGTAGCTTGCTCAGTGTTACTCAAATCTACTTGTGCTTTATTAATAGCTTGTTGTGTAGTAGTTTTTGCTTGATTTAACTTAAACAGGTTAGCCTGCTGTTCTCGCAATTCCTCTGATATTGCAAAGCTATCTTCTGGAACTGCACAAGCTTCCAACTCTTTAGTTAGTTGTTCAATCTTTGGTGTTACTTCTTGTTCCATTTGAGTGAGCATGTCTTCTGCCTCGGTGTATTTTACTCTGGCTTCCTCATACTCTTGTTTCCGAGCAACAATCATTCTTTCTGTATTAGCATATTGCTCTAATGCACTAGAATAAACCTGTTTTAATGTTTCGATTTCAGCTACCTTGGTCATATGTTGTCTACCAAGTTCTTCTACTAAGGCATTAGCTTCTTTTTCTTTTTCTTTTGCTACATCCTGTGCATATCGGTATACACCAATATCAGCCAGATTTTCTAATATCTGCTTCTTACCTTTATCTGTGGCAGTAGCAAATATTTCTACGTTTCCTTGTCCATACATGATGCTATTTGCATATGTAAGGTAGTCAATCCCGAAAATGTCTAAGATTTTTTTGTCTGTATCAGCTACAGATTTTTGTGTTAAATCAGTATCTCCCTGAAATAACTTCGTTGTATTTTTAAATTTACTATGTTTACGATAACGTTCAATTCTGTATGGAATGCCGTCTTTTTCAAACTCTAAAATAACAGACATGTTCTTTTTTACCTGTCTGTTAATTACAGCATCCGCTTTTAAACCACTAGGTGTAGTGCCATATAGTGCATAAGTGACAGTTGAAAGCAACGTACTTTTACCTGAACCATTACTCTGAAACGTTTCGTTCGTGTCATTAATTCCCTCGATTAAAACAAGTCCTCGATTATCTAAGTCGATAGATACTTCTCCAATAGAGAGATAGTTCTTTGCGCTTACACGTTTAAACTTTAACATTTTTACCTCCTGTAAGTATATGTCTGTTACTAACATAAGTATACATTACAAGCACTTACATGTCAAGGGTGTATGCCAAAAAAGCCCAGAACATTCTGGGCTTAAAAAATCTATTAATTTATATCTCTGTAGCTATACGTAAACATTCTAAAGCTTTGTCCTGTAAGTCAGGATACTTCTTATCAGTGAATGCTCGTACAACTTCTTCTGGGGTAGAACCTGCGGTAATCTCAATACGTGGAGGTACATAATAGTCCTTCTGCACTTTAATTCGTAAGTTAGACAGGTCATTGTCTTCTTTAAGCTTTTTAACAGCTTCGGTTTCAGTAACATTACCTACAAACTGAATAAATGCTCCACTTAAGTCTTCTGGCACTGTATCTGCTGTTACAGTCATAAATGGGGTATAGTTTGCTTTAATAAATTCCATACTCCATTCTTTACCATCTAAGGTAATGTCCATGAAGCCTTTAGCTTGACCTTCATCAGCAAAAGAAGTCTGTAAGGTGTTACCTACATAAAATACATTAGATAGACCACCTAAGAATTGTCGTTTATGATAGTGACCAAGCGTAACAATATCAAAATTATCAGGGTACAAGTCAGCTACTTTGAATGCTCCACTAAGTGTATGGGAATACTGTCCAGTAGAAGAACCGTCAACACCGATATGAGCACAAAGAATATTGATTGTGTTAGGGTCTAGCTTTTTAGCTTCCTCTGCAATCCATTCCTTCATTTCGTCTACTTCTTCACCGTAACTAACTCCATAGAGCGTGTATTCGTCCCGTACAAGCTTTTCCATTGTAGAGATGACAGTTACATTAGGTAAAGCATTAAACGCTTCTAGAGCGCTGTCAGAGGCTAGAGCGTTCGTTACCTTATCGTGGTTACCACTAACCATAATGATTGGTACATCTGGATATGAACTAAATACCTCGAACATCATATTGAATATTCTGACATCAATAGAAACCCGTTTATGAAACAGGTCTCCATTAAATAAAACGTCTCCTTTAACCTCACGAGCGTAATTCATTAATTCTTCAAGAACCTTTATTTGTTCTTTTGCTCGGTCAGTCCCATAAATAGCATCTGGCTTAGAGAAGTCCTTAAAAAAGTGCATATGAAAATCAGAAAAGTTAATAATGTGTTTCATTATTTTAGACCTCCCGCTAGCTGTGCGTTTAAACTGTTAATTTTACTTTGGGCATCCTTTGGTGTAAAATTGTTTTCCTTCTTGTAGTTATCCCTAGCTACTTCCATTGTTTGTTCTAACAAGTTCGCATGAGCCATTCGTTCTTCTTGGGTCTCATCACGAATTGTCATTGTTTCCGGAATAACTTTAAAGTACAACATTTTATCATAAGCTACACCACTGTTATTACGTAACTTGTCTACGTAAGCACGAATAAACCCACTTTGGAACTCTTCTGGTGTTTGGTTAAGTGTGAAGATTAATTCTACCGCATTCATTTTACGTTTTGAACCCTCAATTGCTCCGGCATTCTTCACTTCTTGACCATAACTAGCACGGTTCAACTGAGATAGAGTCCAACAAACAAAATCATATTCTTGGGCAATGGAACGAATATCTTCATATAATTTACCGCCCGCATCTGACTCTCCATTACCACCACTTGAATGGGGATTCTTCATCAAATCAGGGTAGTCAATAATAACTACGTCAATTTGTTGCCCTTTACGAATCATTACGTCAGAAATCAATTGAGATAGCCCACTAGGAGTTAGCTCTTGGGGTTTGTATTTACGAATCCATAAGTTCCCCCAGTTTAATTGTTCTTTACCTGCACCGTAAGCTTGTTGAATTTGGTCATATAACTGTTCGTTTAACTCCCCATCAACTAGGATACTGTTCTTGCTTTGTTGAGATAAAAGTTGCTCAAAACGAACAATCATACGGTCAATTTTTTCTTCCAGAGGAATGTACAATACATTTAAACCTCGTACAACATAATTTCTAGCTTGGTTTACTGCCCAAGTAGTTTTACCACCACCTGTAGGTGCAATAACCATACCAACCTCACCACGGGCTAAACCACCATCAGAGATAGCATCAATAGCCATGAAACCTGTTGGATATTTGTTTTGTTGTAAATTACGTAGATGTTCTTTTTTCTTATCAATATCAGCAAAGAAATCTAAAAGTTCTGCTCCATGCCCGCCTGTGTCGATTGTCATGATTCCACGCAAAGACTCCATAAGGCTCTGAATGTTTTGGTCAGAACCTAATGCTCCATCATTCGTTACAGCTTCCATGATAGCTTCACGTGTTAAAGTCTTACGTACATAGTTCTGAACACTTTCACTAATTGCTTCTGAATCTGTTTCTGCTTCCTCTAATTTGTAAAGGTCACTTACTAAGTTAAAAGCAACTTGCTGTGCTTCTAAACTTTTGTTTTGTTTCAACATTTTGTCTTCCACAAGAGTTAACAACGTTTGTTCCTCTAGCGGAGCATCGTGTGTACGATAATAAAGATTTAAGGTGGATACAATCATATCGTATCCATCCTCTTTAAAATCTTCAATTGGTAATCGACTAAAAACATCCTTTGCGAACAAAGGTTCACTAATGGCTTTATAAATGGTTTGTTTGTGAATTTGACTCATTCTGCTTTTCTCCCTACCCCTCGTCAGTCACAACCATACTCATCATGGTTGCATCTTTGTCTTGAATATATCGGTCTTTGGCTAACTCATCTGAATCAATCAATTTATCATAGATACGTTCAATATCTAACATACCAAAAGTATCTAACGGAACTTTTTCTTCACCGAATTTTTGTAAGGCACTTCCTAGCTTACCTGCCGGAACTCCTAGACCCTTACAATCTGCAATTAATCGCATTGTGCTAAAGAAAGTATCGTTAGCATTGTAAGAGAAATCAATTGTTCGACCACGTTCCGTGAAACTGTTGTATTCATCATCGTTAACATCTGTAACCTTGTACATGTTACCAATATAAGTGTAATACATCTCTTTGTCAAGACCTTTTAGGGTCGCAACTGAATTAACAGCGTTAATTTGTAATGGGAAAGCTAAAGCATAGATAGTACTGCTCAATGAGTTCTTACGTGAATATAACAATACTTGCTCTTTTAAGAAATCTCTGATTAATTGTTGGTCTTCGTCTACTAACTCACTTTCTGATAAAGCATTTAAAGTAGTGTTGTAATAACCTAACAAGGTTGCTTGTTTCACTGATTGTTGTGCACCACTAGCTAATTCATCTAATAAGTAGTTGAACGTATCTCTTGTTGTTCTATCTAATTCGTACGCAGTACGTAGAGCTACAATAATCTCATATTTAGCCCCTTTATACGGAACAGAACTACTACTCATACCGAATAAGTTAAAGCTATTACGCATTTTACGATAAAACATTACATTGTCAGAATAAGCTTTACGAGCTTCTTCACACAGTAAAGTGTTTACATAAGGGATAGCCCCTACACGAGCTTTACCAATGTCGGCTAAATGCTCTGCACGCTCAAATTGAACAGTTAGATAAGATAATGGGTTAATATTATTCTCATTACAGTATCTAGCTACTTCAACAAATTTGTTGTACTGTGGGGTTCCTACAAAACGAGCAGGTAACACGTTGTATGATTTAGCTTTGTTCATACTACGTAAACCTTCCTCTGATTTTTTCACATCAATATCTTTAAAGAACTCGTGTCTATTCTTTGGGAAAATAACTGCATAAGCATTGTACATTTGTGCAATTAAATACCCTTGGAAATACAAACGAGGTTCTTCGAAATTATCAAAAAAGTCTCTATCCAAGAAGGTACGTTCAAGTAAGTCGTTTAAGCGTTCTTCAAAGCTTTTTTGCTTTTGTTCTAAAATGCGAGCTTCTGCAATCTCTAATTTTGTACGGTACCGTCTTTTAGGTTTCGGAGTTGGTGCTTTTGGGAAGACACGTTCACGAATCTCCTTAGCTTCCTTTGTCTCCGAAGTAATCGGGTTATCAGTTGGTTCAAAATTTAAAATATCAGTATTAAACACGACAACAGTTCCTCCATTTCTACCACGTTTTGCTTCTGTACTAACAAGACCCAACTCTTCAAGTTGTCCTAGATACCGAGTAACAGTACGTGTGTCACGTCCCATCTCCTCAGCTACAGTTGTTTTACGTATAGGGGTAGCAAATGTTTCTCCCCATTGCTGTGCTTTTTTAGCTAATCTTTCAACGAACTCAACAATTCCGTTGCCTAGACTATATTGTGCTCGAATTTCATTTGTTAAGCATTGACTTGTCATCTTGTACCTCCTCGTTTATTTCGTTGGAAGAGGGATGTCAACAATCTCAAATTGTTCTTTCTCATAGATTTTTCTTCTCTCTTCCGAATGTTTCTTCAAGTGTTTATTTGTCAAGTCGTAAAAATCAAAAACAGATACCTTGTTTTCACCTGTCTTTTTCTTACGTAAGCCACGACCTACCCGTTGCAAGGTTTGACGTAAGGACTTACCACCTGCACCTAATATTAAGGTATCAATACCGGAGATGTCAACCCCCTCATCAATAATTGTTGAGGAAATCATCACCTTCAAATGTCCGTCACGCATTTCTTGTAACTTTTCATCACGTAAGTCATTATCAAGCTCCCCGTGAATGAAGTAATGTGGTACACCTTCTGCATCTAATAACTCACTAATCGTTTCCCCGTGTTCAATACGATTAATAATTACCAGTACACCACTGCCACTCTCATACATTTTCTTTGTAAGTTTAGCAATCAAAGAGTTTCTGTATACATTGTCCACTATCCCCATCTTGTAAGCATCCATGTAATTGGAGTTTTCGATGTCTGTAGGGGCAATAATTGGGAAAATGGTAATTTTAGGTTTTGCAGAGTGACCTAAACTGATTAAGGTGTCATTTGATACCTTGGTAGTAATGGAACCAAAAATGGCTTGCATTCTTTGCCATAACACATGGTTTTTCATGTCAATAGAACCTGTTAAAGCCATACGATACTGAGCATTAGAACAAGCAGTTAGTGCTTGGTACCAAGTATCAGAACTAGTATGGTGTGCCTCATCTACAATCATAACAGCAACAGATTCTAAAAACTCTTTTGCTTCGTTGTATTTCTTCAAGACCTTCCCGTTCTTTTTCTCGACTACCTTTTCATACTCAGCTTGATAACTACGCATTTTCATCACTACCTGTTTGTTGGTTCCACAACTGTAGTAAGCCTCTTCCAATTCATGTTTCAACTGTAAATCAGCTTTTGTTTTCACTTGGAAGTTACGGATGTAACCTTCAAGTAGTCCTTTTTGATTAAATCCTGTAAGGAACTTAGGAGCAATCTCTTTAGCTAACTTTTTGTACATACGCTCTTTCGGTGTAAGTTTAAGTTTAGCTTCTGGGTCTGCTGAAATAGCAGAGGTAATTGTTGGAATCATCACAAATGTAACTTGTTGAATATCCTTTTTACCTGCTCCAAAGGCACCTACTTTAATGCCTAATCGTTTTTCAATACGGTCGATAGATTGAGTGAAGATAGAGGAGCTGTTTGTAAAGAATGCAATCCTTTCTCCCGATTCTAAAGCAGGTAGGATTTGCTGTATTAAACCAGAAGCAATCTCTGTTTTACCACCATTAGTAGCAACATTGATAATACCTGTTTGCTTCTCAATAATACTTTTTACAGAATCATATTGATAGTCACGTAGAGTAATTATTTCTCCATTGTCACCATTCAATTTAATTTCTGAGTCCATTTCTTCAACTTCCATGAATTTGTCAGGTCTGTCATCAATAATCTCAAATTGAAACATGTAACCTCTACTACCCATAGCAGTTTGTAGTCTTCCTAGGATTTCCTCTACTTTAGGTACTAGACCTGTAGGAAATGTATCGTTGTCTTTATTATAAAAATCAATAATACCATCCCAGTAACCTGATTTATATGCAGGACTAAATTGATAGCCATCTGCTTTTACTCCAAGTTCTTCGTGCATTACTCTATGTATAGTGCTACGAAGACTACCTTCGTTTTCATCAAATCTAATCTGAGTGTGCATTACATCTATTACTAGTCTCATAAGTCCTCCTAATAATGTCTCACACCTTACAATACTATTGTACCAGTACTGTAAGTGTATGTCAATGTCCTATTTTCCATTTTTGGTTCCCTTATATATAAATATATAATATATAAATACTTATAACTTAGATAAATAGTTAAATATATAATATTAAATATATAAGGAGGTCAAAAAATTAAAATAGGACATTTTATCCTTTTAACTTGTTTTTTAATTCTCTAATTTCTTCTAATTCCTTAGTCAATTCTTGTTTTAAATTATTAACCTCTTGTATGTCTCTGTTCAATTTCTCTTTATCTTTAGCAAGAGCTTTCATCTGGTTAGAATGGATTTTCTCAGAAACTGTAGGTCTAAAAATTAAAGCTCCTGATGATTTTTGTCTAAATGATTCTGGCATATCAATAAGTCTCCTTTACATAAAAAATAACCCCTATATGCCTAGTATAGCATATAGAGGCTATTCAACTTGGTTGACTATTTATTACGTATACCAGTCAAAGCTTCTTCATCAGTCCAACCCTTATAATGTCTGTTACGTACAGTTGCATAGTTCAACCCTAGTTCTTTACACCATTGTTTGACAGGTTTAGTCTCCTCTTTATAGGTCATAAGTAATACAGAAGTGCCTATTTTTGAAGAAAGGGCTTCTTCAAGGGAAAAACCTTTGTTCAATCTTGAAGCAATGGTTTGCTCATTTATACCTGTCAACCTACTTAACTCAGCTCGAGTATACTCTTTTCCTTGCCACTCATAAGTAACTGTATTTCGTCTATTTCGAATCTGGGTTTTAGCATCTACCCATCGACAGTTATCTGGTGAGTAACCTTTGTCATTGTCAATTCTATCAATAGACAAGTCATCGGAAAATCCGTTAGTCATAGCCCAATCATGGAAAGCTTCAAAGTTTTCACGCCATTCAGAACATATGGTTATACCTCTTCCACCGTAATCTTTATAACTCGCATGGTTCTTGTTGTAACACCGTTGTTTCATCGAAGCCCATGCCCGGAATAATTTTGTGGGTTTTCCGTTCACTTTAGACAATCCATGCTTAGTGGCTACTTTTTTGAGTACATCCGTGGAGTAACAACCACAACTCTTTGTGCGACCCCCTGTTAACTCTGAACCCCTGACAAGGCTTGTCTTCCCACAGGAACATTTACACTCCCAAAGGATACTACCATTAGTTGCTCGTTCACCTGAATCTTTAATGACGGTCAACCTACCAAAAGTCTTACCCACTAAAGATTTCTCATTTGCACATTGTTTACACATCACAGATGAGCCTGTAGTAAGAGTACCGCTCGGAATAGATTGAACTGTTCTTCCACAAGAGCATTCACAAATCCAGTATGCTCTACCTTTCTTAGAAGTATCTCGTTCTTTTACGTGCCATTTACCAAATGTAGTACCTGCTAATTGTAATGCTTTAACCATTAAAAAACCTCCTACTATTTCGTATACAATAAGTATACCACAGTAAGAGGCATAGAAATGTTACATTACAGTTACATCTTCTATTTGTCGGTCATATTCGTCATTAAGCGTCTCACCCTCGGGCGAAGGAATGAGTTCTGGGTTGACATGTCAAGACGGAACTTAATGGATTTAAATGTTCCACCCGTATTAATCTTCTCAACGTAGTCTACACGAACGAAATCTTGCGTACGTTGTGTTGTTGTAGGCTGAGTAGTGAATGTCTTCCATGTTTTACCTTCGTCAGTACTGTATTTTGCAACAACAGTGGTTCCGGCAGGAGTAAACTGTTCGTAAGACATCTTAACAGTGTTGTATGGAGCCTCGGATAAATCAATTGTACGAGATACGTAGCTACCCTTCAAGGCAGTTAAGAAACCGGCAAACATAATATCGTCTAATGCAAGCATTGGAGAAATATATTGGTTTGCTTTAAACGTTGCACGAAGTTTAACCTCACGAGCAATCTGGTTAACATCTAAGTCTACATAGTTCGCAATTGGAACCCAAGGTTTGTCGTTGACGGTTGTTCCGGAAGGTTCATTGTTAAGAACAATCTTCATGTCCCATTTACATCCTGTATTCGCAGGAGTTAAATATGTGGACATAAGAACCACACGGTCTACGTTGATGTTTCTCATTACATCGAACTCCAAGACAGCTTCTTCGTTAAATTTAGCTGTGTAAACAGTAAATTTCAAGTCAGACATTTGGTGAATAGACCATGCACTCGCATTAGATGAACTGTAAAGCACACCTTCTAAGTAAGGGTTAGAGTTCACACTTTGCGTTGGGTCATCAATTCTGTTTTGTCCCATTGTAGCAATCCACATTGTGTATTTATCAGAGTCAGTAATGAACACTAAACAGTATTCTTGACCTGCTTTACACATCAATGGGTCATCAAATGTAATCTTAGTTGCTACACTAGCATCGTCAGACACTTTGATTTCAGAAGGTTTTAATACACGTTCTGCATAAACCGTTTTGTTTGGTTGACCGCCTTCTGAGATACCACGTACTTGACAGATAATGTTTGTACTGCTATCCTTAGAAGCGAAGAATACATCGAAGCTTGTAGCAATACGGTTTGTATTGAAGCTGAATGATTGTGCTAATGGGTCAACTAGGTTGATTGTTACGTGAGTACGGATGATGATGTCCTCAGTAGTTTTCATTGTTCCTTGTGCAGTGAACGTTGTACTTGCTAAGTTCGTATCATTTCGAATAGATACTTCACGAGTACCACAGCGTACACCCGCAGGAATCTTGAATACACCTTTGAACGTACCATCAGCATTTGCCATACCAGTACCCTCTTGTGAACCTTTACGGTAACCAGAAGATGGTGTTACAGGGACACGTAGTCCATCAAATGACACAACTAAGTTGTTTGCATTTGGCTCTAAGTTCTCAGCGTAGATTTCAACGTCAATTTGTCTCATGAACTCAATCATAGACTCTTTTGTTTGTTGTCCACCACTAGACAGTGTAGTACCAGACAATCCAGACTTACGGTAGTCGTCTTTTAGGTCGCTCCAATTCATACCGTTGTCTAGGTCTACGTTAGATACAAGGTTCATTTCATCATTTGTCCAAGAAGCTCCACCGTGTCTCCACCATTGACGAATAGTCATTGTAGATGTTTCTTCTTTGGTGATAGTGATACGTTCTTCTTCAATCCAGTTATCTGCACTAGGATTTAGTGTTAGAACACCTTGCTTATTGAACGTATTGTATGGGTTAACATTCATTGCTTCTGTAGCAAATGGTTGTCTAATTCCGACTTCTTCGGTAAATGGTGCAGTTACTAACCGTCCCCATACATGTGCTTCACTAGAACCTTCGATAATGGATGGTACAGTTTTATTAATCTCTGCATAAGGCAGTGTGATTTCTGCTGTATCAAAGTCAAAGGCAATTGTAGCATCTGGATGACTTGTATCGTATTTATCAAGAGAGATAAACGCATCTGAGAATACCCCACGTAAATAGATTGGGTTTTCTCCTGCCATCGCAGGTTGGTCAAGATAGAATACCGCTTGGTTGTATTCCATATTGTCTACACGTACAGATAATTTTTGTAGCTCTTCCATCGTTAACCGAGTGATTGTCCATTGTTTAGCTTCTGCCGTGCTTGAATCTGGGTAAACAAGCACTGTACCAATATTCAGTGTCAATGGGTCAATATGGTTAGGAGAATCTACTAAACGCATTGCGTTAGGCTGTCCTTTATGAACAGTAAAGTTTCCGTTATGGTCTAACACAATTAAGTCTTTACGAGCTAAGAAGTATTTGTAATCTACGTTAACTAATGATTCGTCTACTGGTTTAGAACCTGTCATTTCGTTAAAGTCAATATACCATTCACGGTTATCTCCTTCACCTTTAACAGTTACTTTATAATCAGTGTTTTCAATCATTGTTTTGTTGTAAACGTATTGTACAAAGTAGGTACCTCCGGCAGGTGGTTCTTGCCCTGTAGGTGCCCATGAGATAGCTTGACCATTAACTAATTGGAAGTCCTCTCCCTGTCTATATTCGTGCGCTCCTGAACCTTCCGTCCATACACGAACAACTTTTGTTACCGAAGTATTTTTAAGGTAATCAGTACCCCCGCCAACAACTCCACGAGACACTTGTTCTTTTGCAACTTCCACTTGGGCTGTTACACGGTCTACGCTAGATACAGGTGAGTTACCTAGTTTGTTTAAACGAGTTTCGTTACTGTAGTAGAAACCTTCGTTATTGATTGTTTCTAAATCACGAGATTTATCAATGTCAATACGAGTAGTTGTAGGTTTGTCTACTTTAAAACCTAATACATATGCACGTCCAGAGTCAATAACTAATTGGATTTTGTTATTAGGGTCTGTTGGGTGTACTTCTGTATACATATCAAATCCACGTACACGATAAGAACCGGATTCATCATAAGTACGTTCTGCTAATACTTTATTGATTTTGTCCATTTCTGGTGTATCTGGGTTAATATATAATTGACCGTTCTCAAAACGATAAATGTTTGAAGCTTCATCATCGTTTACTCCTAGTACAACTGTTTCCTCTAGACGGTCTGCACCTTCTGAGAAATGACTAGGAACGCCACTTGTTTGGTCTAACAAGGTTGGGTCGTCTTCTGCGGTAATTACCTTTTGAACAAGTTTAACACCAATGTACTCAGTACCTCTACCTGTGATTTCAATACTTTGTTCGTTAAAATTACGCATTTTACCACCAAGGAACACTTTACCTTTTTTAACAGTAAGCGTAGTTCCTTGAAGGATATACTCCATACCTGTTTGAATGTCCCCATCACTGAACACGGACTCTGCTACATTGGATAACGCATAATCTTGCATTGCTTGTAGTTCATTAAGTTCTGCTTGTTGAAGAGGTTTATCCGGTTTGAATAGCACTCGTGTTCTATTCTTGTTAGGGTCAAAGCGGTCAAGGTAGGGCGCTTTCTTTAAATCATCATTTGTAATTTCTTTTGCCAATGCTTGTCATCCTCTCTTACGCTTTTAATGTTTTGCCGTTTTCCATTGTAACGATAAATTTTTCTCGGATTGTTACATCGGCAGTTCTGTTTTGTTGTTGTCTGTTTTCAAAGAATTGTAAAATACCTGCATTTGTTACTTCTGTAGGTAGTAACGCATCTTTATCTACACCTGTTTTTGGTACTAGGTCAGTGTGAAGTCCTACTTGTCTAAATGTACCTAAAGGTAATTCATCACCTACGATTTCAGATTCGATATATACCATCCATGCTTTTTCTTTATAAGCATCTTCATCCGGTATCAAAGTAAATTTACGAGTACCATAGCTAATTACTGGGTACTTGTTTTCGTCATCTGCAACGTATTCACGACATAGAGATGCTTTACTTACTTTTTTGTAACCAACAACTTCTTGTAATGTTGAAGTATTCGGGTCAGTAGCGGGTGGAGCATCTTCATTTGTCCAAGGTGAGGTTTTACCGATAACTAAGTACATGCTGTCTTTTTTGTTTTTAAGCTGTAATGAAGCATACACTCGGGAATTATTAGTTGCAATAGCCACTTTATAACCTCTTTTCTTCTATGGTTTCATTAGATAATATAGCATTCAATTAAAAAATAGGGCACAGCATCGTGCCCTATTTATATTATAGCATATTATTCTGCTATCCCTATTTAGATACTAGACCATGTATACGCATTAGGGTCTTTTGGTGGTTCTTCAGATGTAGTTAAAGTTGTACCGTGGTAAGTATAGGAATCAATGTTAGGAGTTCTTGTATCTCCTTTTTCAAGCTTAGCCCATTCAATCGTTGCAGAGCCATTAGCTACCTGTTCTGTGGGAGGTAACTGATAGATTACTACTTTTGCAGTATCGGTGGTTGTCTGCATAATTTTTAGATTACCTGTCCATGACCACGTATTAGGTAAACCTTCAACGGCAACAAGATGACCTTGAAACTCGGTACTTGCTCCGTTTGCTGTTTGAATGTAGAAACCAAATTGTTTCGTATTAGGTTTTGTTCCTTTTAATGTAAAGGTTACTTTTTCCCCATTCTTTACTGACTTCTTAATAGGAAACGACCCAATTAGATAATTAGAGTTACTGTAGCTTTTTGATTCAATTAAATTTTCATTTAATGCAGTTTTCCCTAAGTAGTAAGGTGCATTAAGTAAGTTAGGTTGGTATGAGGTATTAGTGACCCCACGCTCAATTTTTATATTTCTGATTTTAAGTGTACCAGTCGGGTTAGTCTCGCTCGCAACTGTTTGCCAACTAAAGTATAATACTTTAGGAACTCTTCCTTGATAATCCATAGTGGCTGTCCCTTTTACTGTTATCCAAGTATCTCTAGGAGCATTAGCAGAAAGTCTTGTTGTTTGCAGTACTGTGTAACCCCCATCGAGATAAGCATAGTTAGCAAATATCTGGTCAGCATTTCCGGTATAGTCAGCACCAACATACATTTCACAAGAAAGTGTATAAGTTGTTTTATCGGCAAGATACACACTATTTTTACCATCAGTGTTGTATCTACTTAATCTAGCAGTTCCATCCATTAAAATGGTGTATTCCCCATTATTATAGGTAAGTTCCCCGCCAGTTCCCAGTTTAAAAGTATCTGCATCAGTTACAGCTATATTAGTATTTCCACTATAATCATACTCACCGAAGTCGGTGCTGTTTGAGTATAGGGTGTGTCTAGCTTTTACAGACACACTGCAAGTAGCACTAATGGTTCTGTCTTCACCGTACACGGTTAATGTGGTTTCCCCAATAGCTACTCCTGTAATATTGCCAGAAGTATCTACAGTAGCAATCTTAGTGTCTGTTATTTCCCACTCTAAGGTTGTGTTAGTTGCGCTAGCAGGTACTAAAGTTGGAGTAACTTTTGCTGTCTCACCAGTAGCAACTTCAACACTATCGCTAGAAAGGGTAATACCCTTTAATGGAATTTCACTTAAACATTCTACAGTACTTTGTAGCCCTAAACTATATCCGTCACCTAAACGATACTTGAATAGTACATTTAGCATGTCTAGTTCAACTGTTACATCTTTATCTGTTTCGTTATCAAACACGTAACGAACAAATAATAGCTTGTAATCATTTAGATAGTCTGTGATACGGTTTGCTACTAAGTTGAATGTACGCATACGTAAGTCTAAGCTATCCGTGTTTAACTTGTGCCATGCACTCGTAGAAAAGTCATATAGTTCAACCGAGAAATTAATTGGTGAACTTGGACTTACTAAAGCCTTAAGTGCTGTAGAGATGTTGAAATTTTCAAATACAGCGTTCAACGCTTGGTCTTCACCTAAGTCAGCAACAAGTTTTTCAAATTCTGTAGCATAATTTTCTTCGATAAATGTTTTAATGTCAAATACCATATATGCCTTTTTGTTTGTTACATCCCCATTTACTGTCCATGTATACTTAGTCGGGTCTAATGTAGGTGTTTCTGTATCTTCTATCAGAGAGCCTACGTAGTCGTAGGAATCAATGTTAGGAGTTCTGGTGTCACCTTTTTCAATCTTAACCCAATCTATTTTACATGAACCTAATTCTGGATAACGTTGATAAATACGTAGCTGTTTAGCTCCAGTATTAGTATTATCAATATTATATGTGAAAGTAGCTCCCCATTGGTCTGGTAAGCCCTCTATAGGAGTCATATCAGCCATAGACCTATTACCGTTATCTTGTGCTATAAAAACTCTAAAACCTTGATTAGCTGGTTTCGTACCTTTTAATGTTACCGTGTAAGTTTCTCCTTTAACAACGTAATCTTTAAGTGTTTGTTGTGTTATTAACTGGGCAGAAGTAGTAACTGGTAAACCTACATTTGGTGCAATATTAGATTGTACTGGAATGTCACCAACCTCGTATGGTTCAGCTAATAAGTTAGGTTTCCAAGATGGTTTGGTTGTTTTTTCTCCCTCTTGAATTTTGATACTGTCATTCTTGATTTTGATAGTACCCTCATATGCTTTCGGAATAGCAATGTGTAGCCAGTGTTGTGGGTAGTCAGGCGTAACTGTTTCACCCTCTTCTAGTTTTAAATTCTCAATTAAAACGGTGCCTACAAATGGTTCTGTACTGGTTGTATGGATTGTTAAATACATTCTATCATATACAGTTGGGTCAGTATTAGCACTAGAATTTTCTGTAACTTTTATTTGTGTTTTTTGACCTACCACAGCGTTAGTAGCCCACATATTAATAATCCCAGTACCACCGGGAAACTTTCTGTAATAAATACGTAAGTTATCTAATTTACCAGTGTAACCCTCTTTAACTGTTATATCAGCGCTCATTGTATATTTAGTATTGGCTTTTAAACCTTGTAAATTAGGTATACACTCTAAGAAAGTAGCTCCATCTGTTTTAGAAAATGTTACTTGAATGCCCTTACCAACGTCTTCCACAGTCGCACCAGATGTCGGTTTAAAATCGCTAGCTTTGAAGTATGGCAAGATGTTAGGGTTACTAGGTAAGTCAAGTGTTTTAGTAACAGACACCTCAGTCCATTGTTTAGCTGGTATTTTTTTATTAGCTATTTCTAAAGGGAACTTGGGTGTGTTGTTACTATCATTAACACGGTATCTTATGCTTGGTGTTACCTCTTTTTCAGACCACATTTCAACGCTCATGGTATATTGTTTTTTATCTGATAGCAAAGGGATTAGTTTTTTAGTACCCTCTGTGTTCCTAACGTATATATTGCGAGTAGGTTCACTAGTTGGTAAATTATTGAAATTAGTGATATTACCTTCTTCCTCAGTCTTGGTAACATTCTGGTGTGAAAACATATAATCATCAGTTGTGATTTTTGGCATTTGGTTAGCTGGTGCTTGGGAACTGGTTTGGTCTCCTTCTTGAATCATGATGTCATTTCTAATATACCATTTTCCTGTTACTCCAGAGCCTTCATAAAAATGTAAGAAACAATAGTCACCATCGTTGATAGACGTTGGTACTGTAAACTTAACTGAAACACGTTGCCATTGGTTCACCATTGTTTTGTTAGGTCTAATAATCATAGGTCTTTCAGGAGTACCATTACTTTGTATGGTATAATGAACGGCTGATTGATTATAACTGGTTTCACTCAAATCAAACTCATTATCAACCATCATACTAACACTTAGTGTATATTGCTTACCCTTAGTCAATCGTGTAATATTAGGTATATAAACGTTTCTTCCTACATTTACAGCAGACGGGTCTGTGGCATCCACAATAATATAGTCATCAAAAACTTTTACATAATCTTTTGGGGTACTCACAGATGAAGTCCAGTTACTCCAATGATTTCTTGTAACTGTTTTTAACAAGTTTGGCGCTGTCGAATAATCGTATTCACCGAAGTCGGTGCTGTTTGAGTATAGGGTGTGTACATTTTTTGTTGCAGGTACTTGAATAGAAGCTGTTCTTCCGTCTTTTTCTTTTGTTTGATTGTACATATCAGAGCCTGCTTCTCCTAGAGTTGTTTTTAAGTCACTCATGGAATCAGTAGGTTTTGGTGTGTAATCAAGCAATGTGGTACTTGCTAAGTGAATATAGCCTCGTCCATGGTTAAATGCTCCTGCAAGCACGTCTTCTCCGTTTAGCTTAGAGTTATTTGTGTGGAAGATGTTATTCCCCACAACTTGTGTTCGTTGGTCAGACAAGTTAATGTTACCTCGTAGGTCATAATACAAACCGTTAAGGAACTCTAATTCTGTTTTATTTGTTACGTCTAAGTATACATAAGGACTTTCTACAGTTGTTTTATTCTTAGCTAAGCTTGTATCTAGTCTTAGATAGAATAAAACACCCGCAGGTTTGAAAGCCTTGATAATCTCTACGATTTCAGGAGGAAACGGTCTGTCAATTGAAATGTCAATAATTGCAAAACGGTAGTAATAACCCATTAAGTGGTCATCACCGTTTAATTTAGATTTATTTGTATAGAAGATGTTTCTCCATGGTTCGTAGATTTGGATAACTGCATCATTATCATTAAGAAAATCTACTAGCGCATCAATGATAGCAGGAATTGTACCACGCTTAAGAAGTAGTTCCCGTATGATACGTGCACGATAATACTCATCGTCCCAACCATCCTTACGGTACACCCCGAACCAATCTCCCCAAGTGTCTAGGTACGTATCTGTAGCAGACTCTAAGGAGGATTGTATTTTACTAGCAATGGTTTCTTGCTCTGCCTGTGTTAATTCATAGTTCAACGCATTTAACACAGCGAAATTCGTGTCATCATACTTCTCCGGACGTTTATTTCTTCGCAAGAGTGGGTGTATATTTCTGAAAAAATTACTCACAATGTTACCTCCTAGATTAATTCTATTGTTACGTCTCCTGCACGAATAATCTCCTCGTCTTTAATATCTAGATTACCACTAAGATTATTAATCTCACAGTCATAAATTAAGTTATCATCAATATTCATAATAGCTTGCAATAAATCAGCTTTTACCAATGTTTCTGATACTGAACGACTGTTTAAGTAGTTTCTAATAGTTAATTCGATTCGTTCTTCTAGTGCAGTGTTAATTCTGTTTTTATTACTAATTGTGATTGTTACATCAATTGGTACTGTAAGTTTGACTACAGGGAACACATCTAATTTAATTCCCGCAGGTCGATAGTCTTCAATAGCTGTTTTGATTTTAGCTAGTGTTTCGTCTTTTAAGTCTCCGTTCAAGTCATGAGCGTAAATACGTACATAACCAACTTCCTCTTTGATATACACACCGGATACTTCTTCGACTTGTCGTGTACCATAATCTAGTGCTTTGATTGTAGCTCTACCACGTGACTCAACAAAAGCATGGAACCGTTTTTTAACCGATTCGATACTTTCCTCATCAGTACCAGTAAGTATGTCATATTCATTATACACTTTTTTCAGGTTAGAGATGTTGTTAATAACCCGATTTACTCTTCCTTTGGCAATGTTACCTTGGGAACCAACTGTTGTACAGTAAACCTCTACTTTAGCAGTAACAACTCCGGCAGGAATTATATAGTCTTGCATGGTTTGAAATGTCAAGTTACTAGGTGCACCAGACAAGCTAGAGTCAAAGGTTGTACCTGTCGGCACATAAACAGGGGTTTGCGTTACGGTATGAAATTCTAGAGTAACCATACCATAAGCCCGTTTAGCTTCACGTTTTCTAAAATCAAAAGCATTGAGTACCCCCTGTTCGATACCCCATAAAATATTTTCTCTTCCTAAGATGTAGTATTGTTCAAGTTCCATTGATACAGCTTCGTAAATGGAACGGATTGTAGACCCTACAGAGAAGTCGTTTAACTCATGAGTATTAATCATGGTTACGTCAATTAGTCTACCTAAAATTTCTGAAATCTTCTTTAGTCTCACAGGGATACTCCTTTCTATTCTATAACAATTGCGCCCACACTATCATTTTGCACCACAAACTCAAATTGGTCTTTTGTTGATTGTATGGTTGCTCGGTAGTTTCCTACATAGTGGTCTTCTTCGATATAATGACTAACCAGTACACACTCAGCTACCCGAGTGTCTTTTAATACAGTTTCACATACTTCTAAACTAATCAATTTCATTTGTTCAATAGTTGTTTTGCCAAAAAGTAGGTGTAGATTACTACCATATTCTGGATGTAGCATTAAAGACCCCTTAGCGGTCATTAGACGAGAGATAGTTGCTTGCCTTATATTATCTGCTCCACTAGCCGTCTTAAGGTCTCCGTGCCCGTTATGGGTCAATGAGAACACCTCATCACTTGTTCCATGATTTTCATAGTATTCTGTTTCACTTGTCATGTCTAAATCACGACCTAGAGATAAGCTTAATAGAAAATCCATATCTCTTTGATTTAAATTACTTACATCCATATCTAGTAGGTTAGCTTCGACAGGAATTACTAAGGTATCTCCCGGTGTTGCTAAATGTTCAATGTTAGCCATTTTCTCTTGCATAGTGTCTACTATGTATGGATAAACCAAGGAGTTATACTCAGCAATTTTTATCCAGTCGTTTACTGAACCTGTTTCCATTTGAGCGATAGATTGCATGGTTTCTCCATAAACGATTGTATGTTTTTTATATCGTGCCATTTACTGGTAACCCTCCTTGAATTAATGGAATCTGTTCTTGAATATAACCAAGGGCAATATCCATAGAGTGTAAATCCATTACAATATCAGTATAGTCTTTTTTCTCTCCTAAGTAGTCCACAAGATATTTTACGTTCTCCCGTGTTTGTTTCACATCTGATTCATTAATCATTTTGAACATTTCAGGTTTTTCTTCAATTGCATAAATCAAAGCAAAAGATTCAAGTACTACGATTTGAGCTAACTGGTAAATGTCAGGAGCTGTTAATCGTAGTCCACTCTTCAAGAACTTATAGGTTAGTGAATCCTTGGATAACTCTTTGTTTGTTTCACTAATGTTATTGTCTTTCACAATATCCAATAAGGTGCTAGATATTTTATTCACTCTTGTGTGTGGTGTGTAAAATCTTGAAATAAAGTTAGGTTGGTCGTCTATGACATTACTAACGACATCTCCTTGCACGTTTACATTTAAGTAACGAAAGAATCTAAGCAAGTCCGCAGATTGATATACAGTTGCCATTACTGACCACCTCCGTAACCAATTAATCTTTTTAGTTCAACTAAACCATAGTTATAGGCACCTGATGTACCACTAGGGTTTACTGCTATATTTGGCAACACAGAATTTTTATACTGTTCATGTAGTATTTGCGCAGGAGTTTGAATTGTACCATTTCTTGTTTCTTTATCCTTGTCTCCTACACTTGGATTTTTGTTCCCAATTTCTGGGTTTACTTGGTCACGTTCAGCAGGCTCTCCTGCTTTTCTTAATACAACTAAACTTAATGTATAAGTAAATAGTAATGGCTGTTCCGCAGAACGTTCTATAGTGAGACCTTCTGGGGCTAAATGAACCACAAAATACTGGTCATCAGTAAAATTATAGAACTTCATTTCTACTTTCGGACGGTTACCATTACCACCTTGATTTGCATAATCATCTATCAAATTAGATAGTTCTCTCAATCTATCAGCACCGTTCATTCCTCTAGAGTCTTTTCTAAATCCAGTTGTACCGGAGAATTGAATGGTTTCAATATCTTTACCAAAGTCCTCAGTGATAATGTTAGACTTTGTTTTAAAGATTGTTACACGGTGTGGTTTGCTGTATTTATATTGAGTTGGGTTAACTTGAAATCTATACCAACCTGTGTTTGGGTCGTCTCCGACTTGAATAGCAATTCTTTTTAATGTTCCACCCATTCCATCTGATTGTCCCACACTTATCACGTCCTTTCGTCCATTAATATAGTACAATTAACTAAGAAAAAAGAGGACAGCCTAAGCCACCCTCTTCCTCTCCCCGAGCATTATAGGAAGAACCCAATAGCTAGTCCTGCGACTAAACCAATGGAAACCCCTAGTGTTAGAAAGACTACTCGGGTACTTGTTCTTTTTTTGTCATTTCATCTACAATTCTTTGTACATCTTCTCGAATCATAGCAGGAACTTTGTCCATCGTCCATGTTTTAGGGTCTTTCATGACATACGTTGCATAGAGCATTGCTAAGTGTGGATACATGTTATCACCTCCCTAAAATTAATTCATAATCATGCTCGATAGCATGTTAATCGCATCCATTAAAGCCAGTTCGTTAAACTCTATTTTTTGCTTTAGTTCTTTGTTTTCCTTTTGCAAAGATTCAATTAATGCTTCTGTGTCTTCTACCCATCCATCTTTAACAAAATCATATTTTGGGTTCTTTAAACTTTCAGGAATAGGTGTAACAACACAGTCTGGTGGTACTGGTATCCCATTCGGTATTTCATATATTTCATACCAATTGCCCTTTTCATTTTTCACCGATAAAATTTTATATACAGTATACATTTTTTCCTCCTAAATAGGGTAGTTATCATTTGTTAAATACACTAGTGTACCTCTGTAAGTGTCTCCCTTAGCATTTCCTGAACCAATGGAGGGTACTATATTAAAACCAGAATTATTTACATATATGCCTACAGTATTGCCTCGGTAAGACTGTGAACTTAGTGTAGTTGCTCCTCCATTAGACGGCGTAAATCCTGCCGGAGGTTTAGCTAAAACTTTCCAACCTTCGTCCTTTAGTAGACTAAATCCTACGCTAGCCACTATTAATTGCCCCCACCGGGAGTAGTTTATAAAGGCGGATTCAAAATTTGCAGTGCTCGCAATTTTTTGTTCATAATAGTATAGACTAGACGTAGTTTGATAGCCACTACTATTAACTTTAAATAGAGGTCGTGAATCTTGATTAATATACAAACTACTATCACGCATGTACATGTAGTCATAATCATCTAGGTTATTAGAATTTATCGGTTTACCGCTCTTAATAAAATGTAACCCTTCTCCATGGTTATCCATTACATCATTAGAGAAAAATATCCCGTTTAACCCAGATATATCACTATTGTTCATCTGAATACCTGTTTTACCTGAATCGTGGTATCTTTCAGGTTCAATTTCAATTACACCATTAAGGTTACGACTTTCTCCTGTACCTGTTAAGTTACCAAAACCTACAGATTCACGAACAGCATCAATAAACATGATAGGTTTTCCAGCAGGAATATTTGCTTCCCTAGAAAAACTACCAAATTTATCCTTAATAGTTAGACGGAAATTCCAACTATATTCGTTAGGTATCTGAACAACAGTGGTAGGAACAGTAACTTTATTACCATCAGTACTAAAAGTAACAGGTGTTTCCGAACCCCATGTACTTGTACCTGAACGTTTAGTTGCGTAGGTTACTGACGTAATTGCATTTTTGTTTACACCACCGATAGTAACAGGTGCCCAACTACTTGAAACTGTTAACTCCGTGTCTACTTCAAAGTTATTTCTACGAGCAATCGTGTAAGCAACATCCGGATTTGTATACGGGTATACTTGAACTGTTTTTGTCCAAGATGTACTAAATCCTCGACCGTCTAAAACAGTAACAACTAATGAGGAAGCAGTACCCTCATTTGGAGCACCAATATCAATGTTAAAACCAGAAGCATTATAGCTAGCGGTTTTTGTAGCCCCACCTAATGAAGCTTGCACGGTTTTAATTGTTGAGAATCCTTGACCTGTGGCAAAGTTAGCCGGAATAGTCACACGGATATTAGACTTACTTTGTAATGCTACTTGGTTACTTCCGGTAACGTTAGTAGCTTCGGCACTTAAGTCAGTATAAGTCGGTGTTCCGTTGATTACAGGTAGATAATCTTCTTTAGGAATGGTACAATCAATATGCTGTCCAGTCCAAGGAGTTCGATATTGTACACCATTGTAGTAACTTGTTACTCGTACTTGCCCCCATGTTCCTGCATCATCTGGAGACTCTTTCAAGATAGAATCCACGTTTGCTTGGGTTAATGTAAGTGTCATAGAGTTTGCATGTACATTTGTTGCTACTGGTATAGATACCCCTCGATAGTTAAAAACACCTGTATATTTAAAGTTACCGTCAGATTGGAAGTTACTTAGACTAACAGTAATCTTTTCTCCTGCTTTTATTTTTAACTTACCCCCAGAAGCCTGTGCGTTCATTGGAGGTTTTATTCGGAAGGTTCGTTGTTGGCTCGGCACTGACTCGCTTAACCCATTCGTCCAGAGCTTCACCTTACCTACCCATTCGGTACTTGTACCCATCCTCTTGAACATTTCTGTGAAGTTTGCTACACTAAATGTGAATGTACCACTTGTACCTACGTTCTCAATACTGTTTAAATACACCCAATGGGAGTCATTATCTAATGTAGGGTTTGTTCTATTGGCTACCCAAACAGTTAAATTATGTGTAAAACTAGAACTTTGTCGGGTAATACTTACCCCTAGTTTATTAGGAATATTTAAATCTGGCACAGGGTTTAACGAACTTTTACGTGGAATCTTATTTAATGAAACCGAGAATGACGGTATCGAGATTGTTCCGTAGTAAACACCTGAATAGGTTACGTTTACGAAATAACTAGCAGATATAGAAAAAGACTTGCTACCATCTGCGTTATGGTTTACACGCCAAACTTTGGCTAGCAATAGTTTTTTCTGATAAGCATTCAATTGTGATGTTGCATTTTCGGTTTGCTTAACCCCATTAGCTGTTACCTGTGCTTGTCCAACAGCAGGAGCATATAAAGCACCATAGGAATCCATAGACTGCAAGTATAACCAAATACTTACATCAGAGTAGTTGCCCGCAACATTCTGGGAGGCTCTCCATTCTAACACAAGCCTATGCCGTGCAAAAGCTGTGTATGTACTACCGCTTAAAGCCATTTATTTTCTCACCTCTTGTTTTGTTTCTCATAATATAATTATAGCACAACACAACAAAAGAGAGCCTTACAGATAAGGCTCCCTCTTTCTATTGTGTACGAGATGCTATGGCAGAATGTGCAACCTCTCCGGAAGCAACAAACGCCCAACCAATTGTATTGGTTTCTTTAGAGTTCATCGCAAACACGGAAATAGGTTCCATTGTAATACGCTTCTCTGCTTGTAACATCTTAACCTCTGTTACCTGACCATTTAGGGTAAAGATACGTTCCATCTCTCCGTTAACCCTTGCGTAACCTGAAAACTCTTGCGGAGTAATCATTGTATAACCATCTGTCTGATTGTTTTTAACAGTAATACCATTAATATCAATCTTAACGTTCGTGTTATAGATTTCACTTGGGTATGGTTGCCATTTCAACGCAATGTTACCAATATTGTACATAACCCCTGAAATGATTACAGTTGCCTGTGCACCATTTGTAACAAATAATTCAATGACAGTATTCGGAGACTCTGGTTCAAATACAAGTTTATACAAGTGATAGTCACTTGGGATTTCTTGTGTAGCATCTGTTACCCCAACAGTATACTTCAACACACCTTCTTCGTAGATATGTGCCCCACATTGGAAATCAGTGACATCTCCAAAAGTAGCTACGTTCATGTAGAAGGATAAAGCATACTGCAAACCTTGTTTTGCTTCTGGTAATTCGATTGTCTGAGCTAGTGTTGCATTTTGAACTCGGTTTATCATAAATCCGGAACCAAATCCTAATTTAGACAACTGTTCATTCTGAGTAGTATCTATACCAGAAGAGGCTTGCCAGAAGTCTGTCCCAGAGAATCCTAGAGAGTTTTTCAACATATTAACCCCACCGGCTTGTTGAACAGAGAAAGTGAAGCTATCTTTCAATTGTTCTAGCTCTGTGTTAGTTACATATGGTGAGAAGTCAATTCCTGCAATCCCTTCTTTTAACAGACGTTCATACTTAGCTTGCATAGCATCTAAGTCATCGTAAGAAGCAAGGTTATTTAAGTCTTCTGTATTTGCTTTGGAGTCAAAAATACCGGTAAAGTCCTCAGAACCTAGTACAGTACTAATGATTGCATCAGAAGAAATCTTTTGCTCTGCTTGTGCTACCCAGTCAGCAAGACTAGAACCATCTTCACCCCAAGGTAAATCTTTTACTTCTTCTGGGGTTAAGGCAACCCATCCAGTTTCTCCACCAACCCAACGTTTTGGTTGGTTCGGAGTTTTAGAAGAGTCTACCCAGACTAAACCAACAGCCGGATTTGTTGGTGCTGTTGGGGAGTAAACCCATGCACCTTCTTTACCGTTTATAGCTGTTTCAATGTCTTCTGGGGCTTTCATCCACGTTTGTGGTTTGTTCCCCTCTACCATCATAGGAGAAGACATATAGAAAGCAGAGTTAGGTTCTTCCCCACCAGTCTTACGACCAATAATTACTGACTTAGGCTTGTCTGCCTGTGTCTGTGTCCAAGTTACCCAGTATTTAGTCCATTCTGTACTTAAAACAAATACAGTACGACCGTCACTAGAACTAAGTTTGCCACCTTGACTGTTTACACTACTTGTCGTAGTATTTGGGTTGTAGAAGTAACAAGACATTTTAGTTCCTTCTAGGTCTGCCTTTGCATAAAACGATAGTGTATACTGAGTTCCTGTTGGAATAATTGAGGTCGTCATTTGGTACATATCTGAATATCCGGTACCTGTAGTGTAATCATTCTTCATTACTGCATTTCCAAATAGCTTTTCATCTGTAATGGTAACGTTAGCATTACCCGGATATTTACCTTTGAAAAAGTCCTGTGTTCCGATTAAAAGGTTACGAGTACCGACAGCTATATTATCTGCGGTATCTTGTGCATTATCAGCCAATTCTTTAGCTTTAGATGCAATAGCGTTTAACAGGTCTGTACGAGCCGTGTAATACGCCTTAAACGTATCCCGCATAGTTTGTCCAACAATCGCAGAGTTCGTTGTTGTGCTTGCTAAGATGGGTTTTAAATACGTATCTAGAGCAGTATACGCAGTACCGTAAGCTACTTTACTTACTCCGAATTTATCTGCCTGAGCATCATTCTTAGGTTTTTCAGCAACAATGATTTCCCACTCTTTTTTCAAATCTAGTTTCTCGTTAGGAGTAACTAGATTATCATTAGATAAATCAGCAATTGACTGGTTAGCTTTATCTGCATCTGCTTGGGCTTTATCCACATTTTCTTGTGTTTCTCTAACGTCATCGTTTAGCTTATACGTATCTGTATAATCACGTAGACGTAAACCGTTTAGCCAAGATTTTTCACCTGTTGTATCACGGTTCAACAAGAATCCAAGTTGGATAGAACCTGTTTCTACTGGGATAAGCGTTGTATTAGCAAACTCAGAAGAGCCACTAATCAAATGGCTGTACTTGGTGTACGTAGTAGGTACTTGTATATTTACGTGACCATTCAAATATAGATATGTGGAACCGTCAGAAGTTGGGCTAAGTGTATGCCCTACTGGGAAAATCCCATCTGAACTATTTGGGTTTGCAACTGCCCATGGCTTGTTTAACGTAATCTTGTTAGCTATGGTGTCAACTGCACCAATATCATATGTCTTCATCTGCATTAGCTGACTATACGTTCCATCGGGATAAGTATAGCCGAACGAGTTTTTATAACCCCACATGATAATACTACGTTGGTAGTCTTGCGGTGCCTGTCCGTTCCATAGACTAGCATCTTCTACAAAAACCTCTGTATCTCCGACTTTAAGTGGTTTTGCTAGTTTTGTAAATTTAACAGGGGTAACAGAGTTGTAGTTTCGTCCCCCGAGAGAAGGAAATGTGATACGTTTCCCGTCTACGTCATACGGGGCAATCATTGCGTAACTTCTACCAACACCTTTTAATGTGTGCATGTAGTAATCAAAGTTATAAACTTTCTTATTGTCAATAACAATGTGTTCACTGAATAATAGTGATTTGTTTCCTTCTTCTTGACGGAAGGAACCTTTACCTACAATCCTATCAGCACCATCAAAGATACCACCAATGTTCGTATTGTTCCCCAATTCACCAAAACCATTTGTGATTAAGTTATCAGAACGAGCACCAATATAATCTTTAATATCGTCCGCAACATTGTTGATGTCTTCTTGAATGTCAATATCTGATTTCTTCCAAGGGGTAGAGCGAATACCAACTTCAAGTTGTGTATTACCAAAATGAACTTCATCAATAATATCTCCACTGATGCGTATGAATACCCCTTGTGTTTGGTCTGTCACTTTTCTTTGAGCTACTACACGAGTTACTCCTTGACTTGCTGTAACCATATCACTTAGTGAAAATTGCCAAGAGCCGTTCTCTAAAGTAAAGATAGTAATATATGCTTTACCAGTACCAACAACTTTTAAGTTTGCAGAAGCAGTCAACCATTGACCTGTTTTAACTTCTTTCATCCGATAATTTGCTAAACCAACACCGGATATGTTAGCTGATGAGGAGCCAATTTCATACTGAACTTTCTTTTCTGTTGTTTTTGGCTTTAAACATACCATGTCATCTACAAATTCTGCACTCCCCATAGAAGGTACATAGTAGTAACCAATGTTCTTAATCATTAAACGAGGATACATATGGTCTCCGGAAGAGAATCCGATGTAGTTGTACCCACCAATGTTGTTTAAGTCATCGTCTACTTTGTCTGCTGTATCCTTAGCTTGGTCAGCTACTTGTTTAGCTAGTTCAGCTACACGATTAAGCAATGTTGTTCTACGGTCGTAGTACGTATTAAATGTACTGCGCATAGTAGAACCAACAATTACAGAAGTTGTTGTCATATCTGCTAATAATGGGTCTAAATATGTTTTTAGAGCATTGTACGCTGTTGTATACTGCGTAGCAGAAACACCAAATTTAGTTGCTTGGTCTAAATTAATTGGATATTCCGTTTTAATTTCTTCCCATTGTAGTAAAATTTGTTGTTTCTCATTTGCTGTTAACATATTGTCATTAGACATATCAGCAATAGCACTATTTGCATTTTCTGCTTCATTCTTGGCGTTTTCTGCTTCTTGTTGTGCTTGTTTAGCTTGTTCCTCTACCTGTTTAATGTATTCCTCTAAAGCAGTCTGGTCACCTTTAATATCATCCCATGACGGGCTGTAATCAGTTGGCTTCGTACCTACTTCAAATTTCATTTTAACAGTATCAGCTTTTTTATAGCTTAAACGAGCATATACTGCGTTTTCTGGTGCAACATAAGTTTTATGGAAATCACCAGAATCAGCTACAGCTTGACCAGAGATAAACGTTTTGCTTGTGTCATACCATGCAATGATAATACTGTTTGTCCCTGTGTTTCCATATAAAGAAGCTACATAAGGCATTTTAGCTGTTACCTTGATATAGTTAGATACTACAGATTTATCTACGGCTGTTCCTACAGTACCATTATTTTCATTCAATAGTCCTGCTGTTTGCGTTTTGATTACAAATAAGTTAGAACCACCAATAGACATGTTATCAATTGCATTATCAATAGCATCTTTTACTTCACTAGCAGTTACTTTCTGACTAATTAGGTCTGCTTGTACTTTCAATTGAGCTGTGTTTGTTTTAACATTATTTTCAACAGTTTCCACTCGGGAAGCCATTAACGTAATAGCTTCGGATGTTTGTGTGATTTTTGTTTCTGCTACAGTAATACGGTTACCATAATCAGTCAATTCATCACGAGCAATATCTGTGATTTCTTTTAATAAAGTAATCTTTACAGCATAGTAATCAGAAAATACTGCACGTAGTTGTTCCCCGTTAACTACGCTTGTTTCATCCATATTCGCAAACAAAGGAGTGACAAATGTTTCTAAAGCTTTATACTTAGCAGTATAGTTATCTGTATTTACTTTGTACTTTGTTGCTTGGGCAATTGTTGTAGGATACTCCTTAACAATAACATCCCATTCTTTTTTCAATTGGTACTTTTCAGAAGCAGTCAGCTTACCGTCACTAGCAATATCTGCAATCAATTGTTTTGCATTGTTTGCATCAATTTGTGCCTGTGCAGAATCAGCTAAAGCTTGTGTAGCATCTACAGAAGCCTGAGAAGCTTTCTTCATTGCCTCTTCTAAACCATCTTTTAACCCTTTAGTGATTGCATTTAGTAAATTGATTCGTTCTGTGTAATATGCACTAAATGTTTTACGCATAATAGAACCATCTACTACACTAGTAGCTTCCATGTCTTCCAATAAAGGAGTAACAAATGTTTCTAAAGCTTTATACTTAGCAGTATAAGTTGTACTATCTACTTCGTATAGTTCAGCTTGTGCTAAATAAGTTGGATACTCATTCTTGATGATGTCCCACTCTTTTAGTAAGTCTAGCTTCTCACTAGGAGCCAAGCGATTATCACTAGCCATATCAGAAATAACTTGGTTTGCTCTATCTGCATCTTCTTGGGCTTTTTTAATAGCATCCGTCATGTCTACAATAGAGCTATCAATCATGTCTTGTACTTCTGTTGCACTTACTTTAGATTCTACTTTTCCGGCTACAATTGTAATCTCTGTTTCTAGATTTACAATCTTACCATCTTGTAGTTCTGATTTCTCAGTTAAAATTTGTAAGGACTCATTTGTCTTATTAATTTCAAAAGTAACATTAGCTAATTTTTCATAAATATCATCAAGATTGATATTTTCTGTGATTAGTTTACCTTGGGAGTAGATACCATCTTCACGAACTTCTAAGTCCATGTCCCCATTACGTAAGTAAACGATACCTTCTTCATTAATACCTAGTTCACCAATTTCAAAACCATCGTTTAGACGTACAGTATCCCCTTGTCTACGTAAACGGATTTTACCCTCCGGTGTCATCTCAAACATTGTCCGCCAGTCTTGTTCCGTATCCATCATAGATGTACGGTATGTTCCATCTGGGTTAATGTGAATCATGAAATTATGTGTATCGGGTTTATTATCATCGTCAAGAATACCTTGGTGCTTGAACAACACATTAGGTGCTCGACCTTTCATCGGTTCAATTAGTTCTCCATCGTTATAGTAAGATGTTCCTAAGTCTTCATAACGAGAACCGTAACTAGCATCTGTCATTGGAGAGTTTTGCATGTCTTTTGTATCGAATGCAATAAATGATTTACCAGAGAATGTAACTACTCGGTTACCATCCCCATCAATACTATCGTAAGTTAAAGATGGGTACAAACTAAATTTTTGATACATTTGTCCCGCTAAAGCCATATCTGTAGGGTCTGCATTAGCAAAACGTGTACGGGATAATTGTTTATTTACATCGTTGTTATTGTATACACTAATAACAATCGGCATGTCTTTATCAGAGTTAATAAAACCTACTAGGACAACAGTACCAACGGCAATAGGGTTTACTTGACCATATGGTTGTCCTGCAAGGTTTCGTCCACCAAATTCCATTGGTAAACGAGCAGAAAATCTACCTTCATTGGCATAGGAGTTTTGGAAAACTTCTTTATGCTGTAATGCTAGTAAATCAACTGTATTGTATTTATAATTAACTTGGATAACTTGGGCTAGTAACAAAGTATTAATTTGTTGTCCTTCTTTGTATAATCTTTTATGTTCGGAACCTAACCCTGCCTGAAATCTACGTCCTCCTGCCAAGTTGATACCATCCTTTCTCTTGTATGTGTCTCTACTTAATATTATAGCACACATACTAGTTTTGTTTTTTACAACAAAAAACCTCGCTATTAACGAGGTTAATTGTATCTTTTTACATCTCCATCGAATGTATCCCACCAGTATCCACTTGTCATATCTGACACAATAATACCTGCTGTAGGACTTTCATTCATATTACCTGAACCATTACATGCAACCATTTTTCCTTCACCACAGTAAATTCCAATATGTTCACAGTTACGGAACCAGATAATGTCTCCTGCCTTCATCTTATCAAAAATAGCAGAGTTCTTTTGACCACGGGTAGCTATTGTTTCAAGTTTCGTATCCGCAATAATACTCCATGTAGTCATCCCAGTTGCTCCACCATTCAATTCTACACCTGCATGTTTGAAACACCACCATACAAATGACGAACAGTCTGTAGCAATAGGTGAGCTTTCAAATGGGTCTTTACCTGTACGTCCGCCTCCCCAGTCGTATGCAGACCTAAAGGAAGATTCTGTTTTAGAATGAGAACGCCCCCAGTTTACAGCTTTCATTGCTACTGTACCACCCGGAATATTAGATGGGTTAACACCGCTTGAACCACCACTAGAACCAGAACTACTATTGTTTTCATTGTTTTTCTTTTCTTGCTCTTCTAGTAAAGCTTCTAAGGTCTTTTCACCCAACATACCTCCTGAGAAGTCTTCTGACTTGTCCCAAAGGTGTGTGAATCGGTCTTTACCTCCGTTTTTAAGACCACGAGTTACCCCTAGGGTTGTCGTATATCCTTGCGTGTAAGAAAAAGTATGCTCTACAGATTCAATATAGTATTCCCACAATTCGTTGTTCTGTTCGTCTATAACGAATAGTCGTCCGCCTAAACGATATTCTGGACTACCCTTAACTACAATATCTCCACTATAGAAGTTAGGATTTTCGCAGTACCAGTTAGCTAAACGTTTCGTAAATTCTTTTACGTATTTTGTATCAGAACCAGATACCGTTGTACTATCACTAGGATTGTTTTTCATGATTTCGTCATATTGAGTTTTACGCAAGCTTTTATTAGCCACAAACTCACTAGCAATAGATGTTGCTTGGTTATCTGTTAATTTGAACTCATTCATAAGTTCATTCTTGATTGTGGTAGTCTCATTGTTCTCTGCTTCATCCTTGTAATCTTCCAAGAACTTCACAAGTTTTTTATAAGTAGGTTTTTCCTTACCATTTCCCTTGCTAGCATTCTTTTCATTAATACCAGTTATATCTGTGAACTGTTCTTTTGTCAAGCTCTGTGTTGTAATATACTGGTCAATGATTTTATCTGCCATTGTTCCTGTAATACGTCTGTCTACTTGAAGTATCTTGGCTCGAACATTACCACGTTTCACTCTTAAGATGTCTAATGGGTAACCACGTAGATAGTTCATTACTGTACCGTAAGTCGTGTCGAATGCACTAGATTCATTCGTATCTTTTTTTCTAGTTGTACGTCTTTCTGTAGTGGTATCTTCGTTCGTTTCTGTATCACCGTCAGTATTTGTATCCGCACTATCTGCATTATCACTGTTATCTACAATTGCACCCTGCAAGTATTTGTTATCAACCTCTAGTTTTTTGTATCCGTACTTATTAACTAAAGCAGGGAATACCTGTGGTTTAGAACCGAGCATCATAGAGTCTGTACCATAAAGGTTATTTATAGAAATATTAAAGATAGAGTAGGCTTCCGTATCATTTGTTGCTACTGACTCAGAAATAACTTCTTTAGATGTTACAGTATACGTAGTTAAATTCTCCCAGTCTGCTTTATCAAACGGGGTTCTACGCATAATCATTCGACATTTGTTTCCCGGTGTAGCATCAAAGAACAGTTCATTAAATGGTTTAGCTGTGATGTCATCTAACAATTGTTTTAGGGAACCCTCATAGTTAATATACGGGGTATTATCTATCAACCGCTCTGCTTCTGTCCAACTGTCTAATTCCCATTCTAAAAAGCGCTCTAAGCCTTCTCCGTTAAAGTCAAATTTCATATACTGTAAGAAACGGTTCATCATTCCTTCTGCTAGCTGACTGGCACTTCTACCTGTCATCTTAACCCCCTCTTGGGCATCATCAGGTAACCAACCAATATCAGTTAATACAACACTAACTTCTTGAATAACACCTAGGTCAAATTGCATTAAAGCCTTAGCAAATGATTGACCTGTAATACGATACATCTTAGAGTTCTCCCCATAGTCTCCTTCAAGTCGTACTTCTGAGATTAACCCAACTAATAAAACTGGGTTAACAGGTAGGTCACTGGTTATGTCGGGGTAAAGCCGTAATACAACTGCATCATTGGCTTTTAAAATTCTATCCCAGTATACATCTCCGGCTAGAACAAAAGAAAAGACAGCACTGTCATCTTCCATTGAATTTTTTGTTGTTAAACTGATAACGGATTCTATCATAAAGTTATTAGAAACTTCCGAATCATTATCTTTGTTTACTACAGAAGTATTAGATTCACCTGTCTGTGCATCATACGTAATATGATATTCGTCTTTTTCTGTATAAAACGCTAGGTTAAATCTAGGATAACGTAATTCTACCGCCATAGTTTACCTCCTTCAATAAATAAAGGGGGAACGAGTCCCCCTAGTTTTCTTAAACTCGTTTCATTTCTTTTGTAAAGAAACTCATTGCATCATCGGCTGATTGAAGAATCTTACTTGCTGTTTTATTACCAATTTCATTAGCAATACTTTCAGAAGTTCCGCCACCTTGTACGGTTACGCTAACTTTAACGTCATTTGTATTGTTTAATGTTGGTGCTTGTGCTGAACTACCTCCACCGGATAAGTTAATTCCACCTATACGGGAAGACCATTCGTCCCCAGAACCATTACCAAACAAACGGAATTTCTGTGCAGTTTTACGAGAAGCTTCTGCCAGTAATCTAGGAGCTGTAGGTTGATGTGGGTTAATAACATATTCATCTTGTCCCGGCACCTCACCAAGCAAAGCATGTTCCGGAGAAGTGATATGTCCACCCATCGCATGGGTCTTACTACCCGTTGGACCCCAACCCGTACTACCATTTTGGTAACGATTATTCCAAGCATTTAAGTCTTTTTGCCAGTTGCTATTGTTGAAGAACGCTAGTAATTGGTCATAACCACTCATGATGTCATCGTGTCCATTTACTTTATAAGCATCGAACGTAGATTGGATGTATTGTAGAAGCCCTTTGGCACCACCAGAACCGTTAAAGTTGTTCTCATCAATGATTTGTTGGACAGCTTTTTCATCTCCACTAGACTCTGCTTGAATCAATTTAAGCAATGTGTCTACATCTTGGTCTGTAACGTCTACCCCAAGTTGTTTAGAAGCTTGACGAATGGCTTTTTCCCAGTCTCCGCCAAAATCCTTACTTGCAGGGTCGTCACCGATACCGCCACTATCACTAGAACTGTTAGCACCCTTGGAGTTACCAAAGATACCATTTTGATTTCTAGCTTGATTTAGGATTCGTTGTGCTCTATCAAGTAATTTTGAGTAGATAGATAAATTAGTTGCTTCCTCAGCGTTATTCTCAGCACGTGTTTTTTCAGAAAGGACACGTTTATTCGTCATGTCTCGTTCTTCTTGTTTACCAGACTTGTTCTCTTGTCCTTTAAGCGTTTCTTGCCCACCTGCGGAAGTACCTGTATCTACTTCGTCTGCATAGGCTTCCTCTCCACCAAAGAACTTACGAACACCGTCTACTAAACCACCACCGGCTTTATTACCGATTAAGCTACCTCCAAGAGCACCTAATGCACCCCCGATAACAGTACCAACACCCGGTAAAATAGCTGTACCTGCTAAAGCACCTAATTTAGCTCCGGCAAATCCACCTGCTAGTCCTCCGGCATTCTCACCAACAGATTTTACCTTGTCATCGGAGCTTGCAATATCAATTGCTGAACCGACTAAGGCAATAGGTAACGCTACTTTACCTGCTACTTTACCAAATTTACTTGCTACAGAACCTGCTTTCGTAGCTCCTGCAATAGTTTCAGCTCCGGCAATATTAGCACCTGCTAAGTCTTTAGCTGTAGTACCTGCACTCTTAAGACCTGCTGACCATCCACCAGTAGCCTTACCTGATTTAAAGGCTTGTCCTACACCTTTAAAGAATGAACCACCTGCACTAGTTGCTCCGGCTGTTGTAGCAGTTGTAGCTCCGGCAGAGAATGTCCCTCTCGTCAAGTTCTTAACAAAGCTAGAGAGACCACCCATAGTTCCCGAAGTAATCAAGGCAGTTGCTAGGGCACCCATACCTGCACCTAAAGCATACATAGCCGGAGGGATTCCTCCTAATTTAGAATTAATTCCTCGTAGAGCATCACCATAGTCGTTGATACCGGAAGCTTGTTTCTCAGTTACTGCTTCGGAACGATTAGCCATACCCTCTTTCGAGTTAGTATAATCTTCTGCATTCTTCTTGTATTTATCTTTACCAGTAGATTCGCTTTCATTCATAATCTTATTGATATTTTCTTCATTTAGATTACCATTACCGTAAGCCTTCATGATACCATCTACTTGGTCATTAGTTGCATTTGTACCAAATAGTTCGTGCATAGCACTTTTAAGGACATATTTCTGACCTTTTTCATCATTAGGAACAGCTTTTTGTACACTACCAATAATCTTTTGCAGATTTTCAGGGGTAGCTCCCTCTTCTTGTTTACCTGCTAAGTCATACATACCACTTAAACCTTGGTATTGACTACCCTTACCTAGTAGTAAAGAAGCCTTGTTGTTCCAAACACTACCTTGAATACCCGCTGATAAACTAGTCATTAACTCGGCACCCTGTTCACCTTGGACGGCACGAGAACCAGTTTTGTTCAACAGTGTAAGCATAGCCATTTGTTGTTTAAGTTCCTCATTACTACCGTTACGTCCACTAAATGATTGGTCACTTAATGTTTTCAAAGCATTTAACTGCTCTTTTTCACGACCTACCATACCAGATTTTTGGATAGCTCCTAAGAAACCTTCCTGAATCGCTTTAATTTGGTCTTTACCGCTCACAGCGCCTCTACGCATTTGGTCGTTCATAAACCCGCTTAAGGTTTCAGAATCAACAGGAACTGCACGTGAACCTTCCGCTAAAGCTCTAGTATTAGCTGTTAGGTCTTCTTTATTGGTAAACCCGATATTACTTAACGCATCTTCTTGGAATTGAAGCATATCAGCTCCTTTATACCCAAGTTGCTTTTCAATACCCATCATTTGGGCTTCTTTACGAATAGCACGGAAGTCTCCGTTACCTGTACGTTGTCCTAAAGAGATGGTTGAATCACGCATACCTGCATTCGCAGTAGCTCCCTTAGCGTATAAGCCCCCTATTGCCGCCACAGCAGAGCCTAAACCTGCGATGGCTATAGATGGGGCACGAGAAGCTATAACACCCGCAGTGGAGTTCCTATCCGCCTCTACTTTAACGTTACTATTGTTTAACTGTTCCGTTTTTGACTTTAAGTTCTCAATAGTATCATTCAAAGTCTGATTAAATTTCTTACGAGCTTCAATCTCTTGTTCGATACCTTTGATTTCTTCTAAGATAGATGTTTCTCTATTCTTACGAACCTGTCTATCTAAGTTTGTATCAGAACGTACTTGTGATAGCTCCTCTTGTCTTCTACGGTATTGGTCTCTTAGTTGAGCTTGTCGTTCTTTATTTTCTCGTTGAGTATCTGAGTATAGCCCAACACCACCTAAATCCTTCTTCATGCTTTCAGATTGATTGTAGGTCATTCTACCTGTAGAGGTAGCTTGGTGTGCTCTATGATTTACACGAGAGTTTACTCGATTTAATTCTTGTTGAGCTTTCTTGATTGCTTGTAAAGCTTTTTCCTGCTCGGTCAATTCTTCTCTGTAAGCTCTTTGTTCTTTCAAAGCTGTTTTATTCGTAAAGTTCGGGTTAGCTTTCATGCTTGCTAACTTTTGGAACTCGTTTTGTGTTTTTTGGAACTCACTTTGTAACTGTTCTAGGTTTGCACGTGCACGTTTAAAATCTGTCATGCTACCTGTAGCTTCTGCCATAGAACTTTGTTTTTCGAAGTTCTTATCTAGTTCCTTTTTCATTCGAATTAAACGTTGCATATCGGCTACTGCTTCGTCTATTTCTCTTTGAGTTGTATGGAAAAACTTCTGGGTACCTTTTGCACTCTTAGAGTCAATTTTATCCATCAACTTATTAACTTCTTCTAATTTTGCAATGGCATCCCCAGTCATTGCATCAACGTAAAACCGATAGTTGTTAGCCATTTCCACACTTCCTTTACAAAGAAAAGGTAGGGTAAAACCCTACCCTCCTATATTACAAAATCATCGTCTACTGATGTTGGTTCAATATCTTTTTCTCCATTGAACAGAGCAATTGCATCTTGAATATCATCTTGCTTAAGCTGAGATTTAAATTCTAGATTCTTACGCTCCTCCTCTAATTCAATCGGGGTTTTGCCTCCCCACTTATTACCACCATGTTTCTCAATACGTTTAGCTTCTTCAATAGCTTTCTGTACATTGTTAGCAATAAGTTCATTGATTGTGTCTTCCTCAATCGTTGTACCACCTTCGGCACGGATTGCATCGACTTCCTGACTAGCTTCCCAACGAGCTTTAAGTTTAGCCATGTCCTCTTCTGTAGTGATTTCATTAAGCTTACGAGCAATCTCAGCTTCATCATGACCTTCACGTACAGGGTTAAACTCTTCATGAGGTACATCATACCAAGAAGCATCCAAGTCTTCGTATTCACCTTCAAGAGCAAGACCTTTAGCTCTGCGTTGTTCTTCTTCAACATCTCTTTCCATGTTATACAAAATCCATTCTACTTGCTCATGAGTTAGATTTTGCCATGCAGGGTCACTAGGTAATACATTAAATTTTTTCATAATAGCCCACATGTTTCGGCTATATGTATTTCTGACGAGGGTTTTTATACCCCCTAAACTTTCGAGATTAGTAGCGAAAGGAGTTTAACCACTCCGCAAAATCCTTCCCGATAATGTTTAAGACGTAGATGTTATAGATGTCTTCATCTTTTTCTAGCTCTTTAGGTACTTCTACACCACAAACACGGATAGTAGCTAGTGTATGGTAGCATTGGAAAATAAAGTTACTTACTGCCATACCCATACCTTCTAAGTAAGCCTCACGCATTGCTTGAATTTTACCTTGTTGTACCACGTTTGGTGCTTTAATTTTAATATCAAATTCCATACCAAACTCTTTTAAATCATAATGTTTTGAGAATACATTGTTAACTCCCGGAATAATTCGGTTAAGTTCTTTATGCTCTGCTTCTGCATTATGATATTTTAACAAATTAATTTCTTCGTCTGTTAGATTTTCCCCACGGTTAATCTTTTCGATAAGCTGTTCACGAGTCATGTTAAGCTGAGGGAAATCAACCTTGTTTTCTTTTTCAGTCATTACTTATTCCTCCTATGTCTTTCATAAGTTAATATAGCATTCTATACTTATTATAGCACACTAGTTAGTTGCCTCTATGAGAGCAAAAAAAAATAGACCTAGCACTCCTGCTAGGTCATGTGTAAGATAAAGATAAGAAAGATTAAGTTCGAAAATGTATACCAACTACAATACCTATTATATAGATACATGTATAATTTGTCAATACCAAAACTAAAAAAATAGACCCCATTTTTTAGGGTCTATTTTACACTACTTACTTAACTTTAGCTGATGTTAGGTACGTGAACTGAGTGGACTCACTAGTGATTTCGTTAGCTGTGAATGATTCACTGTAAGATACAGCAGAGCATCCACGGTAAGCAACAACGATTTCTTTAGTCAAGTTATCCATCATTACGATGTCGATAATGTCACGTTGAAGAATATCTTCACCTAGAGCAGTAATACCTAAGCTTGCTAAGTCTTCTTTCTTCATACGCATACGTTCAAGGTTGATTGTACCTTCATATTTCAAGTATACGTGTTCTTGTGGCATGATACTACCAATTTCGTATACACCTTGTGTACCATATTGACGTTCACCAGATGCAGATTGTGCACGTCCGATAATTTTGTTACCAATCATCAAGTAAACTGTGTTACCTGTGTGGACTGTTTGATTTCCAACGCTAGCCATCTATGTTTCACTCCTATTTTAGATTATTTTTAGTAAGGTATAGGGGGCTAAAAGCCCCCGACCTGTTATGCTGTCAAGATTTGTTGTTTGTACACTAGTTGTACAGTAATCTTGTTCAAGCTACGGATTGGCATTACAGTCATGCTGATAGATGCTACATCCCCTTCAAGAACAACTTGTACTTCTTCTGGTGTGTAATCTTGGATTTCACGAGCACGTTTTTTCTTATCTAGGAATGATTGGATGAAGTTTTTAATCAAGCTTGCGCTTGTATCTACAACTTTAGTTCCAATGAAGTTGTTATCTAATTCAATCTTCAATTCGGATACTAAGAAGTCGTTTGCTTCACCTACAGACATTTCGTTCTTAACTGGGTCTGTTTTATCGTTGTAAGTTGTAACGTCTTGCACGATACGGAATGCAGTTAAGGTACGGTTACGTACATACTCAACAGCGATAACACCACTTTCGTTAAGCATGTCTAATTGACCACTTTCGTAGATACGGTCTACAGTTGTTACGTTGAAGTGTTTGAACGTAATTGCTTCACCGATTTCAAGCCCACTTGCAATACCTGCAATTTGTGAAGCCATCATGTAGCCCGGTAATTTAAGCAAACGTCCATCATCCATCTTACGAGTACCAGAGAATCCTACTACAGAAGCTCGTGGGTCACGTAAGTTTGTAGCACGTGCGATACTTTCTTCAACTGTTTCATTCGTTCCACCACCAACAACGATACGCATAGGGTCTCCATTGTCTGTACGGTCTTTAACAAATGCTAAAGCTTCTGAATGAACAGCTTGTTTGTCTGTCAATGGTACTAAGTAGTAACCACCTTCATTAGCTAATAGAGGGAATTTGTCAGCCCAAGATTCTGGGATTGTTCCATCTGTACCACCAGAAAGGTTAGTTAATGCAAAGTCTTGAATTGGAGTTGCACGGTCAATTTCTACTGTTACGTAGTCGTTATATTCCAATTGTTTAGCAATGTCTCCGCCTAGAGCTTCAACATATTTCTCACCTGTTTTAACATCAGCTTTTTCTACTTTATCAAATGTTTCAGTAGGGACGTTTTTGTCTCCGATAGGGAATAGTTTAGCTTCCCAGTCAGGTAAACTGTTGATTGCACTTACTAATACGTTTGTATCAGAGTAAACACCTTGTCCTAAGCTATATTCCATTACAGGAGTTTGGTCTTCAACCTCAGCACCTGCACTTAGAATAAGTTTATTTGCCTTCTTAGTAATGCTATCTTCTGTAATAGTGAAGGAAGCTTGTGCTTGTTCTCCTTTATACTTGATAGAGAAGATTTTACCTAAGTTATCGAATACTTTGTTGTATCCGTCTTTTGCAAATGCAATTGTCAAACGTTTAGTATTTGTTAAACTATTGTCTTCCAAAGCAACTTGCATTTCGTTTGCATCTAAACCATAAATAGTAGATGCGATGGTTAAACCACCTTTTTTGATTGTTGCGTTAGTAGCATTTTCTACACGCAATGCTAAAATGTCACCTGCGGATGCAGTGTTCACATCAGAAGCGTTCCATGCTAATTCAATAGCATCCAATAGTTCACCACTACGTAATGTAGCTTTAGCTTGTTGGTAGTTACGGAAACGATAAACTGTATTTGGTTTACCACCTTTAGCAGAACCTACTAACATTAATGTTTTTTCAGAACTGTTAGATGCACCACCGATACCAGAAGTATCTACAGTAATTTCAGTATGTGGACGGGACACTTTTTTTCTTGGGAATTGTTCTACAGCCATTTATTATTTAACTTCCTTTCCTATATACTTTTCCAAAAACGGAACAAAGTCGGCATCATCGTGCTGATACTCTCTCCCTGCCATGAATGCTTTGAAGCCTGCTACTTGATACTTACTTAATCCGTAAAGTACTTGTGCATAGCCCAAAAATGTATCTACATGAACGTACCCTTTAGGCTTTGGAACCTTTTTAGGTTGTTCCTTTGGACTCTCTTGTTTAGTCTTTGTTGTTTCTTTTGCCATTAGGCTTTCATCCTCCTTTTGGTAATAATTTCTCGTATTTGTCGGTTTAAGTCAAAACTAATAGAATTAGTTACTTTATACCCGATTGTACAAGGTCTACCAAATACTACTGTCTCACCTGATTCAATTACAGGTTGCATGTCTCCAAAGTGTAACGTCTGTAGCATGTATCCTGTTTTCTCATCTAAGCTGTCACGCATCGTAATAAGAATTAATCTTGCGATAGCATCTAGACAGCGGGCAGTGTCCATATTTGTACTAATTCCGACAATGTTTACGGTATCGGAGGATTGGTACCCTTTGTAAACACCTGCTACATCCTCATCAGACTCTTTCACAGTATAAACAATATTAAAAGATTTACCTTCTAAGTGTTCATTACCGGAATAATCAAATACAGGCTTGTTGTTTTCGATTCTGAAATGGTCGCTTTCTGAAAAACTAATATCTGGGCTATTCAAAAAATCAGCTACAGGCTTTGTTGTGTTCATAATTAAATCTTTTCCATTACGGACAAGTTGAACAGCTTCATTAACTATATCACCTTCTCGGTAAGTATAGCCTCCCTGTACACCACCCATTGACTTATTCTCCTCATCACTCCCACCTAGTGTAATCACATAACGAGCATTAAAGTTCTGCTTCTCCTGTGGGAAAGAATACGACATTTCGATTTCTTTCTTTGGAGCCTTACCGTCAATTGAACAATAAGTATTTTTAAATGTCTCTAAAGCTTGGGAATCTATCTCCTTCAAAGCTTCGTCTATAATATAGCACTCTTCTAAGATAATTCTCAGTCTTTCTTCAAATTCTTTATACAAGTAAGTGTCTAAACTTGGTATCATCTTTTACCCTCCTAAATTCTTCAATTTCCACTTCATTAACCTGTCGATATTAGCTAACATTGTTTTACTCATATCGTCCGAGTTCACTTTACTACGGTTGATTATCCAACTGTTAGCCGGAGAATTGGCATTTACTGTACGGAATGTCACATATGTATTCCGTGTACCTTCTCCCCACTCTCTTGGTATAATTGTAACATTTTTGGACTTAGGGCTATAGTTGATACTTTGTACAGCGGGACTTTGTTTTCTTCTATCATAAAGATAGTCCATCTTAACTGTTACAGGACGACCATTTGTAGGAAAAGACCTTAAATCGTCATACAATCTTCTAGACATCTTTCTTGTCTTAATTTGAATAGGAATATATAAGTACCATTCACCTTTTTTATTATACTTCTTCTTACTAGAACGAGCGAAGAACGGTTTTAAATCAATTACACCGCTCTTAGCCATTCTTGATTCTGTTACCTGTAAATAATTAGGCATTCTTTGGACATCAGCACCTGCACGTAATGCTTGGTCTTGTGCATCAGATAGAATCTCATCTACCATTGCTCGTGTCAGATTACCTAACATTTCTTTAGGACTGGTGAACAGTGCAGGTCGTTGTCCTTTCTTAGCCATTTAGTTTACCTCCAAAGAATCCTCCCGCACTTGAACCTGTACGTTTAGGGTCGACCATCTTAGATTCTGTTACTTCTTTTTCCTTCTCTAGTGCCTCTAGACGAGACTTCGTATCTACTTCTAATACAAAAGGCTCACTATCAACAAAGATGTCCTCACGCTTCAATAGGAGCTTTCTAGGAAGGTTCTCAAACAGCGGTTCTTTTACACCAAATTTCGTGTACTGGTAACGACTTTCTTTGAGTAAATCAATAACCAGATAACGTAATGTTACTGCCATGTTGATAGAGATGTTCGTGTTTAACAAATGTTGTTTAGGATAAAAAGTATTCGTGCTATAGTCCATCGTAAAGTCTTTACCCTCCACAAGGACTTGCCCTTTGTCACCATACACATCCTCTAACCGTTTAACATCATAGCTTAAAAACATACCTGTCTCTAATCTACGACTATTTACATTAAAAATGAAACTTTGGTATATTTCCACATCTGGGACAGTAATTCTGTCTCGGAAAGTAATTTTAGAGTCAATTGGAGTTGTACCAATAGCTGTACCAGAATCGAACAACCCTAAATCTTGATTTGATACACCTTTTTCTTGACTTTGGATAATCATTATATCCTTAACAGCAGGTTGATATGCAATACCTCTACCCCTACAAATAGGGCAATTAGAGTCAGGAGCAAGAGTCATCGGATTTCGGCATGTACAAAGCCAAGCTCGTTCCCACAGAATGTTTATACCACGGTTCATTACAAAGGTATCCATACCTTTTGTTTCAAACTCTAGTCTACTTACATTCATGTATTGCTTAGGGTTACCTGTAGAACCTGAACTGCTGAAACGTGTTGGTTCATTAGCCATGAGTCATCCCTCCTTAAATAATTCCTAGGTTCATTCCGAAGTAGGAAGCTAAGTCACGTTCTAGTCTATCAATATCTTCGTCAATCTGTTTAATGTCGGCAGATGCACCACCATACATAGCAGATTGTGTTGTTTGTATACTTTCAGTTACACCGTCAATTGACAAGGATTTTCCTGCAATACCGGCACCAATAATCAAACGTCCCCATTGTTGGAAGATTTCCTTAATAGCATATTTGATTACTAATTGCTCTAAATCAGCAGGGCACTCCCACTCAGCGTTGTATCCACGATTCTTACGAGGTAACATACCCGCTACGTAGTCAATATGAATCATTTGTGGAGCATCTACTTGACCAGATGAAGGTGGCATACCTGCTAATTGTGGGTAGCCAGAGAATGCAAAATCATAGGCAAATTGTGTACCTGTTTGCATCATTGCTGTTGGGTACATTTGGATATGCCCTGCTAGGGTATATACTTTCCACCAGTTTGCAGGGTAACGGTAGATTCCTCGTCCGTTAATTTCTAATTGTAGCTTTTCAGCTTGAATTAGTGGTCGTTTAAATACATGCGTGTATAAGTAAGAGTTAAAGTCAGATTGGTGGAAATCGTGATGTTCCCCTTGAATTAAACGAGGTAAAATCGCAATATCCAGTTTCTTTTCAGCTTTAGCAATTGCTGTATCAATTACATGTTCATAAAATGTATCTCCTAATGGTTCACCTGTTTCAGGGTTAACTACAGTTACCCCAAACATGTAAGCCTTTAACGTGTCGGGAGTCCAACCGTAATCAGCAGGAGTAATCTTATCTAGGTCTGCAATGTCAATATGTTTTGGGTTACCATGTGCATATGGTTGGTATACATCTTGGTTTCCGCCATCACCATAACCGTAATCTGGGTACATATGATGACCTCCTACTCTTTATCTTTTTTGGCTGTTTTAGCTTTAGCAGGTGCTTTTTTAGCTTTTGGTTTTTCTTCTTTTACTTCTTTTTCCTCTTTAGGATTTTCTTTCTTATCAGGAATGTGTGTCAAGTAAGGTACCTTTTCAGCTAAAGCTTTTTGATGTTCCTCTGGCAAGTTATGACTTTCTCCTAAATGGTTAAATTCAGCTTCTCCAAAAGATGTTGCCACTTTTTTATTTTGTAATACTGTAGATTTTAACATTTGTATTCCTCCATTTAATTCGTTATAATAAAAATAGGGAACAGTTAGACCGTTCCCTATTCCGTTTTCTATTCAATTTTTCTTAGTTAAACTAAGATTAGCGTTCGTTAATTACGTTTCCAGATGGAATGTATTTAACGTTCTTGATTCGTGCCCATTTCTTAGGTGCACGAAGAGCTAAAGCACCATACCATAGAACTGCGAATGTTACAGAAGCGTTCATTTGAGCTAATGGTAAACGCATCATTGGTAGTAATTCGAACAAGTGAACTACAGATGGAGTCAATTCACCTACGAATACGTCAGCAGTTTCAGGGATTTGTTGGTTCAAATCGTAGAAAGTGATTACGTTGTTTTCTGCTTTACTTGCAGGTACACGTGCGATTTGGTAGAACAATCCTGTTTGATGTCCTTTACGGTAGATAGCTACGTATTGAGGACGAGCTTGATACATGCTGTTGATAGTGATTGCTAATTTAACACCGTCAGTAGCGTTAGCAATTGTAGCAGTAGCCACGTCAGATGGAGCAGATTCTGCATCGTCAGATACTACAACTACTTTGTACTCAGCAGGAGTAGCAATGTCTTCTGGACGGAATGTGCCTTTCTTGTCAGTTTCTACAGTTGCTTGAACAGTAGCTTTTTGTGGAGCATTAGGACTAACCATTTGGTATTCATCCAAGATTTGTTCTAATTCCATTACTGTTGAACCATGTAATTTAATGAAACCACGTGCAGAGTTGAACCCTTGAACGTTGAATCCCATTGTTACATTTTGACCGTTGTCACGGATAACTTGAACTTGTTTGTCAAGTTGTTGGTTCACGAAGTCAGCTTGTACACCGATTGGCATGTAAGCATCAGTTGGAGTACCATAACCTTTACCGATTAATACGGAAGCTTGGTTAAGTAATGCTTCTGTTAAGCTTTCACCTTTAGCATCAATAACGTTATGTTTGTCAATTAATTTAACTAAACCGTCAAATTCTAGACCGGAGTCACGTTCTGGGTTTTCAGATAAGTCAGCATCTCCGTAGAAAGAAGCCCATTCGATTGTTTTAGCAACAACAGAGATAGCATCGTCTGTTAAGATTTGCATTGGGTCTTCGATGTTGTTAACTAAACCAGTTGCGATACTCATGTTCTTAGTATCAGAAACGTATTTCATGTTAACAGTTTTTTGACGTAAGCTTGGGTCAGAAATTGGAGCTACACCGATTTCACGAACGAAACGTGTATGTCCTACTTTACCGTGTGCTAGGTATACGTCATATTTAGCTACTGTAGATGTAGCAGGGCGTTTTGTGATGTCACGATAGAATGACAAATCTCCTTCTGCCCATGTAAGCATAGTAATTTGGTCATCTAGAAATTCTCGTCTTAAAGCCGCCGCATCAGTTTGCGTGTCAGGAGTAATACCATAACCAGTTGTAAATCCTTTGATTACTTGTTCCTGAACGGGATTTAATTTAGCTTCTTGTTTTTTGTCTTCTGGCATTATATATAAATCACCTTTCATTTTTATTCCTCTCAAAGATGAGACCTGACCCTGTGGAGGTTCAGGGGGGAAATGTCAGGTCTCTCATTGGTTCTGACTATAATATAGCAGTACACCTTAAATAAATTTACCTTTTAGTAAATTTATTTGTATTTGTCAATGAATGCTTGTGCACGAGCTAATTCGTCTTGGGATTTAATACGTCCCCATAATTGACGAATTTCTTCTAACTCACCACGAGGGGCTTGTCCGTTACTTGCAACACGAGTATATGTGCTCATTAAGTCATCACGGATTCCACGAACACTGTCAAACAATTGTTCTTCATCAGATTTAGCGGGAGCTTCTTCTTGTTCGGCACCTTCTACTACTACTTCAACAACATCTTCTTGTTCAGAAGTCACATCTGCTTCTACATCTACAGATTTAGAAACAAATCCTACTGCTTTACCTTCTACTGATACTCCATCAACTTTATCTACAAGAATAGATTTGTTAACATCTTCTGTATTCATTGTGATAGCTTGTGTGTGAGATTCACGTAAGCTTACGATTTCAGATTTTAATTCTGTAATAGTATCAGTTAAAGATTTTTGAGTTTCAAAAAGGTTTGCCATATTTTTGAATACAGCTTCGAATCCACCGACAATATCTTGGGAAGAAATAACAGATTTTTCAACGTTTTCTACGTCTTCGGACTCATCAGATTTTTTAACATCTTCTTTGTCTTCATCTTTTTCATCTTTATCTTCTTTGTCAGCTTTTTTATCTTTCTTATCCTTTTTATCCTCTTTGTCGTCCTCGTCATCAGAAGATTTTTTTTCCTCATCTTCTTTATCGGATTCTTTATCAGATTTTTCTACTTTTTCCACTTCTGGTTCAGTAGCTTCTTCTGCGACTTCGGATTCTGTTTCTGGTTTTTCATCTGATTCAGTAGGTTCGGATTCTGGTTCAACATCCTCTTTAACTTCCTCAGCTTCAACAGGCTGTTCTTCCGGCTTGTCATTTTCTACACCTTCTTCAACAGCTTCTGGTGTTTCAATTTGTTCTTCCTGTACAGGCTCTACATTTTCATCTTCAATAGATTTAGATACTTCCTGTACATTCACTTTTGAATCGAAATCTTCGATAATGTCATTAATTGTTTTAGACACTATTTTAGCTCCTTTCTACTTTCAATGAAGTTGTTAGCTTCCTGTAAGGAAACCCCTCTAGTTAATTGTAACATAAATGCACTTAACTCTGGTTCAGAGGTTTCTTGGTCGAAACTCTTAGCAACTTCACGTAATATAAACTCTTTATCTTCGGGTTTTTTACCATACAACTTAGCTACTGTCTTCACTGCATATGTTAGATTTGTGATGTCTTCTTTAAACATCTCTCTACGTAATGCTCCTGCATCTGTCTGTGTCTCAGGAGTAATTCCATACCCTGTTGTCCAAGACTTAACAAGTGTTTCCCACGTAGCTTGTGGGTTAGCAGGATGTGTAGTTAATGCTACGTTTCTGATAGCCACACCCTCAATAATACGATTGTCTCTTGCATTTCGACTTGTAACTGCCCCTTCAATTGAGAAACCTAACTGACGTGAGATTCCTGATTTTTGAATGGTATTAGCTAACTGCCACATTGATTGAGCATACTTGCTTTCTTTCATAAGTTTAGCTTCCACGAACAAACCTTTATTAAGGTCTACATAACAGTTGTCAGTTGGTACACCAATAATGTATTCTGCATCTTGTTTATGTTCGTAGTTTACCCACCCTTTAGTAACAAAGTAAGAAATGTCAATTCCCTGTGGTAAAATAATGTCTCCTTGCAAGTCAAGGTCAGGCGTTGTAGCATAACCCTGTACGTACCATTCACCATCGTTTGCCTGTTCAGATTTCTCTACGGAACCTGCTACGTCAATGGGAACGAAAATATTATACTTCTCTTGCATCTTTGTTCATTCACCACCTAAACTTACATCTGTTTTTAATATAGCAGAACTACCACTAAACAGTTGGACAATTGTAAATAGAGGGTGTTACCCCTCTATTTATTTTTGCCAGTCGTTAGGTTTGTCACCTTTCATACCTTGTTTAGCAGAATTGGTGTTAGTTATGCCCTTACCTTTAATTTGTCCATCTTTACCAACAGATGACTCTCCTTTGCCATTTACGCTAGCTGAGGTGCCATCTAAGCCCTGTTGTTTGTCTTGGAAGCTAATTCCATTAGAATCATCTGCTTCGCCACCAGAAAGCTCTAAGAGCCTATTAAGCTTATCCTGTTGTTTTTGATAGTTAAATTGTTCTTGTTGCATTAACTGACCGATAGATTGAATTAGAACACCATCTAAGATTACATCTCCACCTTTAATTGGTTCCAACCCTTTTTCAGCACGTGCTTCATTAACTGTTTTAAATACCTTAACTTCTGCTTCAAGAATCTTAATCTTGTCTAATTGAGCACTTAAGTCTCCGCCTCTAAATTGGAATTGATACTTGTCTCCAAACTCAGCAATAATAAAAGTATTTACAGTATCTTCAATAAAGCGTAATAATGGTTGTAACCCTTTGTTTTGGGAAGCTTGCATTTTCTCTTTTGAGTTACCCTCGTTTAAAGAACCACCTTTAGAACCAGTTGCTCCTCCATTATTCGGGAAGTTAATTTCAGCAGGGTCAATCCCATACAACGCAGAAATTACGTTAATTAAATAGTTCAACCATTTTTCAAACTGCATATCATTAGCAGATGGTGTCATGTTAACGAACTTAACGTCTTCTGCGGATACTACTGGAATTTGCCATGAACCATTAATACCTGATAAGGAACTTCTCCATTCTCTACGGAAAATATCTAATGCTTGCTGACTTTGTTGTTGTCCTGCTTTAACATGTAAGATACCACGTGTTGTTCCTCCGTGAGAGAAAAATCGGTCATTAAACGTCTCGGTGTTTTCATGTGCAATAAACTGCTTCAAGGCAATTTCTAGTTCTGGATAACCGTACTGACCTACTTCAATATCAGCACGTGGGTTACGAACAGCAAAAGCCATTTCACGTTCGTTAAACTTAGCTACGATTCGATTGTCTAGTACTTGTACAAATCGTTCTCCCTTTTCAATAATCTTTCCTTTACCGTTAGTAGCTAAGAAGATTGTTGTGGGGTCTACGGTATCAAATTTGATAAAATTACCATCTTTATCGAATACCTTCTCAAAGTTAACTTGGTCATACATATAAGTTGCACGTACCATCTTCTTACAAAAAGCAGTAAAATTATCCCTATTTTGGTCTTTGAATACTGCGGTATTTTCTAAAAAGCTTTCAATTCTTTTAATATTTGCAATGTCATGTGTGGATGGCTCTTGTTCAATATCTTTCAGCCGAACCTCGTAACCTACACCTGTCTCAGAGTTTCTTGCAGGTTTACAATACATAGATACCTGATTTGACCGTGTATTAATAATTGAATTAAGAATGATATTATTACCAAACTTCTTCAACATTTTGTGTAAATCCTGAGAATTTCTAATAGAAGGTTTTGTCTTAAATCCGGGGTTTACTGACATGTCACCAATTATAGGTTGCATGTATGCTACTGGTTTACCATTCATACCTTTCTCTACCGTTTCTGTTAACGGCTGTGCTTGAATTTCTTTAAGCAAGGTTTGGTAGACTTCTTCGCTTTTAACGATGTCAGTATCTTCTTCTACACCCAACACTTTATCTAACCATTTTGGCAACTTGATTACACCTACCTCATATATAAATTTTTATTCTTTGTTTACCGTTGAAGCTACAACCTTCCGGAAGTGTTAGTTCGACTTTGTGCATATCACTATAAAAGAAACCTTTCTGACTGTCATTGACTACTTCATAGTCCTCTACAGCAACGTTCCCTTCTCTATCAACTAATAAAACCTGTTTGTTATCTAAGATTCGTAGTATGCGGTAATTTTTATTGTCTATAGCAGTATGAACTTGTACATTGTTTCCACCGTTTTCATAGTAGAGGTGAATAATTAGAATCCAGTCTCCTACAAAACCGTTTTGTTTAGCTAACTGTTTTACTGCTTGCCATGTATCGTCCTGTAAGTATGCCACGTATTCTTACCTCCCAAGCATTTGTACTAGTTTAAGTATACCACAGGTAGCCCTGTAACAATTTTTCATCACTGTCTACTAATTTAATATAGCACAAAAAAGAGGGCTATTTAGCCCTCTTAAGTCATGTTACTTAAATGTACCCCATGCTTCCTTACCTACAGGTCGTACAGGGATGTAACGTCCATCTGTTGCATAAATCCAGATGTATCCCTCAGCAGATTTCCAACCAAGGTATCTTACAGATTGTCCCGGATACAATGGTGTAGCTGTTTGAGAAGATAAGCTTGGTTTATTCTTACGAGTAGTAATAGGAGCATTACCATTAATAAACGTAGCTTCTTCCTTCGTAAATCCGGCAGGTAGTTTAGGTTTGCTTCCCCCAACTCTAT